TTACCGATTACACATGGACTGCTGACGTACAACCAACAGATAACGCTCGTCAGACTCGTAACATTTCTAACGCATCTGGTTCACCTTCACGTAATAACCAAATCGTTGCATGGGGCGTAGGTCCTCGTAACATCCTTGGTATCCCTGAAGGAACACTGTTCTGGGACGGACGTACTCTACGTCAATACTCATACAAGACCGGTCAGACACCATTTACAACACTTCAGACAGGTTGGAGAATTGTTTACACAACTCCAAACCCTAACCCACAAAACGGTGGACAGTACTACGGCTCACCACACGTATGGCGCGATAACAACTATGCTATCTGCCCTAACGTATCTGCTGACAGTTACTACGTGTTTGATCTAAACAATCTATACACATCCGATCCTCGTATTATTGGTTCACACTTGCCAATCGATACTTGCCCAGCGCCACAGTGGACACCTGCCTCATCTACAACAATTTCAGGTAACTCTACAGAATACGCAAGTAATAAAGCGTGTGTTGCTGGTGTAGAAATTATTTACGGTCACCATGACTATGATGCTGTAAACTCGGTTTGGTTCAATGACATGATTTACATTGTCCGCGACCCACTGCCATCAGCAACGTTAACTGACGACAAGAACTCATAAGGAGATAACTAATGTCATATACATATGAAGTCAATAAGGACAAGACAGTAACTATCTTCCGTGAGGGCTCAGTTTGCGTAGTGCAGACTGATGACCCTGCTACCGAAGGTTATGATGCGTTTGAGTCAAAAGCACGTGCTGAAGAATGGGCTAAGGAAGCCATTAAGCAATACGCTGCTGACGAAGAGCGCGAAGCTAATCTAAAGCACGCTTTGGGAGCTTACGAACAAGAGCAAGAAACCCTAGAAATTGGGTTGAAATCTGTTGGTGAAAACAACGTAGGTGTTGTTGAAGATACGGTAGAAGAAGCACCAGCTAAAAAGTAAATTATCAGTAATAAGAGAGGCAGGCTATACTCGTAGCCTGCCTTTCCTACTTTATGGAGAAAAATATGAAAAAAATTGTAATTGGAGTACCACTAGTAGATAAAAACATTCATCCCGACTTTGTAAAATCTTTGGTTGGATCAGTTTACTCAGCCTTTGACGCTGATGTTAATTTTTTTGTTGATTTTGAGTCTAGTAATTCAATTATAGAAATGAACGCAAATCTTATTGCTAATCGCGTAAAATCTTCTGACATTGTAGACGGGGTAATATTTCTATCACCAAACCTATCTTGGTCTTCCAAAACCCTTTCTTCTCTAATTGACCACGATAAAGACATTATGTCTGGAGTATTCCCAGAAGCAGTTACTTTTGAAGAGGTGTACAACGTTAAGCTTCTTGAAGATCAAGACATCCAAGGAGAAAGCCTCAAAGCAGAATACGTAAACATGCAGGCTTGTTATGTTTCAAAAGAAGCCTTGGTAAAGGCTGCTGAGCATTCCCCAAGTTCTTCTGACGGAACTTTTAATTTTTTCTTTACTCCTAAAATTGAAAACGGGTTCTATACCCCAGGATATGTCGGTTTTTGCCAAGCGCTTATTAAAGCCGGTGTTGACATTAACGTAGAAAAAACCGCTAATTTTGGTAACATAGGAGAGATTAAATTTGACGGTAATTACGAAAAATTGATTCAAAATCACTGGGTAGAGGATCAAGCTCTTATGCAAGACATTGAAAGAGGTTTGATTGAAATGCAAGAAAAGGATGAAAAGGGCGCTATTGAGTAATGGCAATTAACTTTCCTGATGAACCATTTCTAGACCAACAATTTACCGTTAACGGTACAACTTGGTACTGGGACGGTTACGTATGGAAACTTCTTGTTTCTGAAGGTATTCAAGGTCAACTAGGACCAACAGGTCCAACTGGACCAATTGGGGATACGGGTCCAATTGGACCAACAGGTCCTACAGGACCTACTGGATCTACAGGACCAACATCTACTGTTGCTGGACCTACGGGTCCTACTGGACCAACAGGTCCTATTGGGTCATCAGGACCAACTGGCCCTGAAGCAGCAAACGTTGATGGTGGAGTTTCAAACACTGTTTACGGTGGAAGCATTACAATTACTGCTGGAGGAGCTAACGGCTAATGGCAACTAAGATTCAATTCAGACGCGACACAGCAGCAAACTGGACTTTGTATAATCCAATTCTTGCTCAAGGTGAAGCAGGTTATGAATACGACACTGGTAAGTTTAAAGTTGGTAACGGTGTTACCGCTTGGAACACCCTTGTTTACTCCTCTGGTACTACTGGACCAACAGGCCCACAGGGATCAACCGGTCCTACAGGTGCGGCTTCTAACGTAACGGGTCCAATGGGACCAACTGGTCCACAGGGAATTCAAGGACCTACTGGTCCAACGGGCGCACCATCATTGGTGACTGGCCCAACTGGTATTCAAGGCCCTACGGGTCCAACAGGAGCCACAGGACCTGTATCAACTCAACCTTCTACAGTACCTGGACCAACAGGCCCTACGGGCGCTACAGGCCCTGCTAGCACGGTAACTGGTCCTACGGGAGCAACTGGACCAACTGGCCCATCTGTAACTGGCCCAACTGGCCCTACAGGCGCAGCATCAACTGTTACGGGCCCAACAGGTCCACAAGGACCAACAGGTGCTACAGGCCCAGCCTATGTACAAAATGTTACTGGCCCAATTCTTTATAACAGCGGAACAAAAACTATATCGTTTGATCAAAGCGCTGAAAACACAACAAACGATGCTCGCTACTCTCAAACAGCAATTGTTAGAAAACGTTTTGATTTTTCCGCAAACGCTATTGAAGTATCGCCTAGATACGACAACCGAGCAGCAACTTTTGATAGCGGAACCGTTTACTGGACTTTCTTTACTCCACTAGAAACAAAAGCAGTTACCACCGTGTCTGTAGCATCTGCTGGAACCGCAACATCTGGGGTTACCACAGCAAAGATTGGTATCTATTCATTTGATGAAACCACCGCAACTCGCCTTGGGTATACAGTAAACGATACCTCTTTATTTACCACTAGAAACACAGTTTATACAAGAAACTTAAATACCACGGTTACTTTAACTGCTGGAGTTCGATATGGCTTAGCGGTACTAGTTGTAGCAACAACTCCCGGAACCGGCTATTTGGCTTTTGGTTATCCGCCTTCTATTCTTAACACATTAGATCCAGTAATGAGAGGCTACATTGTTGGTCAATCTGATTTGCCAAGTACTGCAACACCTTTAAAAGATATTACTAATGGATACTGGGGTAGATTAACATGACAGTTATTAAGAAAAGCTTAGGCGTAGATGCTTCTGGGTTTGAAAAATTTGAAGTTAAAGATGAAGCAACTGGAGAGGTTATTGGCTACGATTTAGTAGCCCCAGCAGATTCAGAGTAGTATGTGCGCTATGAAAATAGCCGTTTACACAATTGCTTTGAATGAAGAACAATTTGTTAAGGAATGGTATGAATCCGCTAAAGAAGCTGACTACCTACTTATTGCTGACACTGGTTCTACTGATGGCACTGTTGCCCTTGCTAAAAGTCTTGGCATCAATGTAGTTGATATCTCTATTAAACCTTGGCGATTTGATGACGCTAGAAACGCAAGTCTTGCATGCCTTCCAAACGATATTGATTATTGTATTGCCCTTGATATGGATGAAGTACTTATTGCTGGGTGGCGTACACATTTAGAATCTGTGCCAACACAAACAACAAGACCTCGATATAAATATACTTGGAATTGGAATGCTGACGGAAGCCCGTCGCTTCAATACGGTGGAGATAAAATCCACTCACGTCATGGTTACCGGTGGAAACACCCAGTACATGAAGTTTTACTTCCTGATCGCATAGTTCCTTCTGAGCATTGGATTGATTTAGAAATCCATCACCACGCTGATAACAGCAAACCTAGATCCCAGTATCTTCCCCTGCTTGAACAAGCGGTTAATGAAGATTTAAATGATGATCGAAATGCTTTTTATTACGCTAGAGAACTGTATTTTTATAATCAACATGAAAAAGCTAAAGAAGAATTTAAACGACACCTAAGCCTCCCTAGAGCTGTATGGAAACCAGAACGAGCAGCGTCTATGCGTTACATAGCAAAAATGTCTAACGGGGATGAAAGAAAAGAGTGGCTTCTTAAGGCAATAAATGAGGCCCCAGAAAGACGGGAAGCCCTTGTAGATATGGCTAGACATTGCTATGAATTTTTTATGTGGGAAGAGTCCCTTATCTATGCTGAACGGGCTTTAGCCATAACCAAAAAACCTTTAGAATATTTGTGCGAAGAGTTTGCTTGGAGTTCTGCCCCATGGGATTACGCCGCAATTGCCGCTTTCAAATTGGGCCTAAAAGATAAAGCGATTGAATATGGAGAAAAAGCGGCAGAACTAAGCCCGACAGATGAACGGCTGCAGAGTAACCTTGTATTCTACAAATCATAAGGGGTTTTAATGCGTGCGTTTGAGCCGGGCGGAAGATTTACCGTTGACTTTGAACTAAACGAAATTGGCGATGGCATTTCTTATGATGCTACCAATCCCTTTGGTACCGTGGCGGAATGGTGGATTTTTGACGCCGCGTCTTCTACTATTGATCCTGTTTACGACATAGATGCTGGTTTGGGCGGAAGAGTGTGGATTGGTCCACACGACCTTAACGTCATTTCTGCGGACTTAATCCAAGGAAACGTTCCAGCTAGTGAGCGCGGTTTTTATAACGCTGACATGCTTAACTTAACTGTTAACGTGGATGATTTGCAAGACGTTAGCCCAGAACTTTTTGATTCTCGTGGTCACTTTATTGCTAAAATTTCAGATGTAAACCGTTACCGCGCTATTTGGCAGGGACAGGTTTACCGCCCTTATCACGTACAGCCTGAAGGTTACTTAAATGACCGCGGAACTTTGTTTACCATTAGAATGCTACAAGTAATGCCGGAGGAACTTATCAATGATGAGCAATTCCAAAACTATGCTTCTGTTTCTCTTCCAGACCCCCACCCAACAACAAACCCAGAGTAAGGAAAAAATATGTGCAAATCATGTGGTTGCGGCTGTTCAAAGCCAAACTGTAAGGGTGCCTGCAAAAAAGGCGCTAAGACCCTCTCACCAAAGCAAAAGAAGATTGCGGGTAAAGCGGGAGATCCAAAGAAAATTGATGCGGCTGACCTAGCCGCCCTACGAAAGAAGAAGAAATAATGTGCGCTACATGTGGTTGTTCAGCAATGAAAGCAGATAAGAAGCAAGACGCAAAAGCAATGAAAGGCATGACCTCTGGTCAAAAGTCTAAGTTTAAAAAGGCTGACGCTAAGATGGATAAAAAGAAGCCATCTCGCAAAGAAGACGCCAAGTTAGATAAAGCGTTAGCTAGGAAAATTAAGAAGAAGTAATGACTTAGCCCCCGAAAGGGGGCTTTTTCATTTACTATTGGAGTAACTCCCATGCGGGGAGCCGTTCTACCCTTTGCTTTAGATAACTGCGACTCCTACAGGAGGATGTGCGATGGCCAACAATAAACCGTGGATCGTCGGTCCAACCATTCCCGATTTTATCGAGGGAATAACGGATAATGCGCCCGATAGCAATAAAACTTTGCAAGGGTACGCAACCATCGTGGCAGGATATCTAGTGTTTAAGGGTAAGAAGAAGAAGTGAGTTCCCTTACTAAACGCGCCCAAAAAATAGCCAAAGAAGTCTCTGAAAATTTAGATGACATTCTTCAGGTTGAGTTACAAAAAAAGGGCTGGGAAGAACCTATCAACTTTGAAGCAAAACGCGGAAAAATTAATTTAGTCTACAAGCGTTCCCATTCAGATAATCTTTTTAATAGCGAATATGGATCTGAAGGACAAGCCCCTAATTCTGTGCTTAGACCCCTCATTGATTCTGTTGAACCAATGGTTGTTAACGCTATAGCGGAAGACGTTTTAAACGATTTATTTGCAAAAGGAATTTTGCCATGACTCAAAATGGAACATTTTTATTTGCTGAAGACAAGGCGCTAAAAAGCCTTCTTCAAGGAATTACCGTCTCTGATCTAAAAGAGCCTACCCGTCCAGTAAAAGTTTGGTTTGGATACCCGGATCTAGAACTTCGCCAACAAGAATATCCATATATGGTTATTGAACTTTACGACGTTCAACCAGCAAATGACAGACAAAGTTCTGGTTTTTGGATGGACGATACTAATAGAGGATCTGTTGTATCTGATGGGCGTACCACTTACTCTTACTATGCTCCACAAGTATATGACCTTTATTATCAAGTCAGCAGTTACTCACGTAACCCACGTCACGATAGAACAATTATTTTTGAAATGATGAACAAAAAAGTACCGGGAAAATACGGTCACTTAGTAATACCTAGCGATAATGAAGATGGCACTGCCGTAGCTAGACATATGTTTCTCGAAGGGTTCGTAAAGCGCGACACTATCGAGGATGGAAGACGTCTCTTTAGAAACGTCTTTAATATCAGAGTGGTAAGTGAAATGACAATCGGAAACGATTCAATTTCATCCACACCAGTAGAACAAGTCGACATCCAACCCCTTAGTAATAACAATCTGGACTTTTACTCGTTATAACCCTAAAACAATCTTAAAAAGGAGATTAATTTATGACTGCATACCTTCGCCCTGGTGTGTACGTTGAGGAAACCCTCAACCCACTACCGCCAGCAGTAGGACCAAACGCACAGTCAGTGGCGGCTTTTATTGGAGCTTCGGATCGAGGACCAATTGAACCAACTCTGATTACATCCTGGTCACAGTTCACCAATTTGTACGGTGGATTTGGAACTCAAAATACTTTGCATATTGCTGTTCTTTTGTTCTTTTCAAATGGTGGCGGAGCATGTTATGTTCGCCGTTCTGTTGGAACAGGTGCTCAATCTGCTACTCGTGATGTTAATGACCGAGGAGCTTCGCCAGCATCAGGATTAACCATTTCTGCGGCAAACGTAGGAACATGGGGAAACAACATTAACGTAAGTATTTCTAATGCTACTGCTGGTGCAGCGGTAGATGTAACAGTATTTTATGGAGGAGTAACCTCTGCAGATATTGTTGAACGTTTTACTGATTTAACAATGGGAGCAAATGATGAACGCTACCTTGTTAGTGTTATTAATAGTCAATCAAAGTACATTGTAACAACAGATCTTGGTTCAGATGAAGTTGGGTTAAACCGACTTCCTGCGGTAATCATTACACAACCACTTGCAACTGGTGCTAATGGAACTGCAGTTACTGAGTCAGTAATTGCTGGCGATGTAAACGCTTTTGATATTATTCCTAACTCATTAATTCTTAATGCTCCGGGAGTTTCATCAACAAGTGCTGTAAACGTTCTTATTTCTTACGCTGCTCTACGTGGCGATGTATTTGTTATCGTTGACCCTCAGTTAAACTCTGTTGGTGCTCAAATGTCTCTTGCTGAGACTTACACAGCAAGTTCATATGCTGCTTCTTACTACCCATACATTGTTATTAAAGATCCAACAAGTACTGTTTCTGGTGTAACAGCCAAGGCATTCCCTGGTGGAGCAATTGCGGGTATCTATGCAAGCACAGATGCATCTCGTGGAGTATTCAAGGCTCCTGCTGGATTAGCGGCAAGAGTTGCTGGTGCAGTATCTGTTCCTACATTAAAGAGTTCAGAACTAGACACAATGAACAGTTCTGCATTTGCCGTTAACGCAATTAAATTTGTTACCGGCTCAGGCATTGTTGTTATGGGTGCTCGTACACTTCGCGGAACTTACGTAGATAAGTACGTCCCAGTTCGTCGTACTTTGATTTACCTTCGTAAGTCATTGACGGACCTAACAACCTTTGCCGTGTTTGAACCAAACGATGCTAAACTATGGCGTCAAATCATAGCTGCCTGCGAAGGTTTGCTTCTTGATTTTTGGCGTCAAGGCGGTCTTCGTGGAGCAAACCCAAGTCAAGCTTTCTTCGTAAAGTGTGACGCACAGACAAATCCACAGTCTTCAATCGATAACGGTGTTGTTAACATTGAAATCGGTGTTGCACTACAGCGCCCTGCTGAATTCGTAGTAATCAAGATCGGCCAGTTTGACGGTGGCTCAACCGTCACTGTGGCGTAAAGGAGATAGAGAAAAATGACAGACAGCGTAATCAATCGCTTTTCTAGCGTAGCAACCGATCCACTTCGTTCGTTTCGGTTCTACGTTGAATTCCTTGCGCCTCAGCAAGGATCACTGGTAAATACCAAGATCACTGGATTCAGTGGTGGTTTTACTAACGTAACTGGATTGGGAATTAACACCCAGTCAATTGCTTACCGTGAAGGTGGATACAACACCACCATTCACCAGATTCCTGGAATGACAACATTTAACCCAATTTCACTTAATCGTGGGGTTATCTATAAGAACTCTCAGGCTATCGATTGGATGAAGCACCTATTTGCTGCTGCGGCAGGAGATGGAATTGCTCTAGGTAATAACGATTTTCGTTGCGACCTAAAGGTCTACGTACTAGACCACCCAGCGGCAAGTAACGCAAATGCTACAACTACAGGCCTCGGCGGATCAAACAAGTCAAGAATGGGATTCCATATTCATAACGCATGGATTTCAACTTTGAACTATTCTGACCTTGACGCAGGTGGAAACAACATTATGGTGGAGACTATTGGACTTGTTCATGAAGGACTTTCTGTGTTCTTCACAGATGACAATTTCAACAAACTTCCAGCTTAACCAACACAAACAAGGAGTATAAATCGTGGCAGAATTAATTTCAGATCCAGCATTAATTGCTAAAGCTGCTAGACAATTTGAAGAAGAGCCTGTAGTAGAAATTATTACAAAAGCTCCTTCTGATACCGAGGTTGTTCTTCCCGGAGGATTTGTAAACCGGGAAGGCGCCTTGGTTAAGTACGCAGAGGTAAGAGAACTAAATGGCGCAGACGAGGAATCTATTGCTCGTTCTGGTAGTACGGGTCGTGCATTAGCAACAATGTTACAAAGAGGCTTAGTAAGCCTTGGAATGGAACCAGCTTCTAAAGAGGATTTAGATACCCTCTTGTCAGGTGATCGAGACGCAATTCTTATTGGAATACGTCGAGCAACATTTGGAAGTGAAATTGGTTTTGACATTACTTGCCCTCATTGCAAGACACCAACTTCAACATTAATTGATCTTAACAAAGATATACCAATTAAAGATTTAAAAGATCCCGTTGAAGATAGAACTTGGATTTACGAATCCAAACTTGGTCCCGTTGTTGTGGGTTTACCTACTGGGTCAACCCAAAGAAAATTGTTAGAGAACTCTGACAAAACGGCAGCGGAACTTAATACAATTTTATTGGCTGGGTGCGTAGGGTCGGTTAATGGAAATCCTTCAATTGGAGCGTCAACGGTTCTAAAACTCAGTTGGAAAGATCGTGAAAAACTTGTAGACGAAATTCTAGAGCGCAACCCGGGCCCACGCCTTGGGGAGGTGAAGAAGGCATGCGAGGCATGTGGAGAATCTGTTGATCTTCCTCTGACCTTGTCTGCATTGTTTCGAGTATAAAAACGAAGATTACGTAAACTTATTGGACCAATTTGAAGCACTAACTCGGCACTTTACTGGATGGACTTTGACGGATATCCGATCATTGTCTTTTAGAGAACGCAGTAATTGGATCCAGCGAGCTGGAAGACGTAGGTAGGAGTTAGTTAATTGGACATTAGTCGTTCAATGGGAACCGGCGGGTCTGGTAATTTATTTAGTCGCAAGACTGAATTAGTTGCAGACCTAACTTCGGCGTTCAAAAAATTAAACACCGAACTCGAAAAAACTAAGCAACTTAGCGCCGATATCGCCAAAAATATTAAGGGAGCATTCCCTGGTGGCGGTGGTTCTCAACTATTTGATACTTCAAGTCGTTCTACTGGAACAAACACCCCTGCCGAAAACGATGGAACAGGTGGCGGTCCTAGCGTACTTCGTCAGGTAATGAACGTTGTAGGTAAGGGCGCTGCCCTTGGTCTACAAGCAATGCCTTCAGTTCAACAAGCATTTACCGCTGACACTCTTCGTTCTCAATTTGGTTTTTATGGCGGAAAAGATGCCTATGGAACTATGAACAAAATGGCTGCTCAAGGAACAGTTACTGATCCTTTAGATGCAGCTCGCGCAGCAATGACTGGCGCAACTCAAGGTTTACTTCCTGGCCTTAAAAACTTTGGAACAGTTGCTAGTGGTGCCGCAACGTTCTCTAACTTAATGCCCGGTGTTGGTGTAGCTGGCGGTATGCAAGCTATGGCAGCGCTTAACCAAGGCCGTAACGTAAACATGCTTAAGATGATTGGTGTTAACGTTCGTGGCGCTGATGGGCTTATGAAAGCACCTGAAGAAATTGCTAATCAGTTGTGGGCAACATTAAACCGAGGCAAAAGCGGTTCGGGCGGAATTACTAAACAAGACCTTGCAATGTCTTTACAACCAGGTAATGCTTTAGCTTCAATGATGGATCAATACTTTGGTAATGACCCAATTCTTCGTCAAGGCGTAATTGCTGCAATGATGCAAAAAGCAACTGGTAGAGGTTTATCTAAAGACGAACTGCTGGCTTCTGGCGCAATTACCCCACATACAGAAAGTGCAAGCAAAAGAAATGCTGCAGCGCTTAAAGGAATTGAAGCGTCTGCTGCACCATTACTTAAAGGTTTTGATGCGGCTAATGCGGCTCTTACAACTCTTAATGAAAAATTTGCTCAATTAGTAGAACATTCAAAAGCTCTTCAAGCGGTTCTTACTGGAAAAGGTTTTGCAGATACGTTTGCTACTGGTGGTAACGGAGCAATGGGCGGGGGAATGGGGGCGCTTCCCGGAATTATTGGAAGTTTTATGGGAACTAAGGGTGGTGCTAACGCATTTTCCTCTATGAAAAGTTCTTTAACTGGTGGCGGAGCAAAAGGACTTTTTGGAAAAATATTTAAGGGCGCGGCAGTTTATGGTGGTTTAGAAGTACTTCAAAAAATGTTGAATAAAGTTGGCGGACCCGAGTGGCTCCATAAATACGGCAATATGGCGTTTGATACTGGGCAAGGTGCACTAACTGGTCTTGTTACTGCTGGACCTTGGGGAGCAGTTGCTGGAACCGCAGGTGGAGCAATGGGAACTCTGTCAAACCCAGTTGTTCCTGATGGTGGTGGAGAAAATGGAAACGACCAAGCTGGTCTATCTATGCCTTTAAATAATAACCCACCAATTACTAGTCCTTTTGGAATAACTCGTTACATAAGAACAAACCAAGGACGTAATGCAAGTTGGGGTAAACCTCATGGCGGTGTTGATTACGGTGTTGGAATAGGTACGCCTGTTTATGCAGCAAAAGATGGAGTTGTACAACAACATCCAGATGATCCGGGTGGATTTGGAACTTACGGTAAAATTGAACACGAAGATGGAAAAATGACTTACTACGGTCACCTATCTTCTATTGTTGCAAAACCCGGAGATAAAATTAAAGCTGGCGATGTAGTTGGGTACAGCGGAAATACTGGTAACTCCTCTGGTCCTCACCTTCACTTTGAAGTACGTGATCATAACCAATCAATTGACCCGTTAAATTATCTTGCGGGTGCTGGTGATATTGGAAACAGTATTGGTGGTGCTCCGGGCTCTACTGGCACTACCTCACACCCAGTACACGGACTAGGACTTAAAATTACTGGTGGTGCGGGTAATCTTGCAATATCACAAGGAAGCGGTGGCCCCGGAATTACTGGTGCGCCAGGGTTTACTTCTCGTAAAGCGTCATCTGAGGGTAATTCGGTAAACTACGGTGGAGTCAACATAGCTTTGCATTTTCCTCCGGGAACTTATGATCGAAATGATATTAAAAAAGCTGTTACAGAAGTGTTTGACGAAAATAACTTAAGACGGCATGCAGTGGAGGCATAATGACAAAACCAAGTGTAAGTGGTGGCTCAAAAAAAGGAACATCAAAAATTCCTGTTGTACCAAATGGTAATCCTCTTTGGGGTGTCTCTGGTTTTGGAAGCACTGGCTTAGTTAAACCTATACCAACCCCCTCTTATTACGCTGCGCCAAAACCAAAAACAACAAAACCTTCAAAACCTTCAAAAAAAGGAACCGTAGTAGAAGATTCAAAACTTATTAAAAGACCAGAACTTTCTGCTTACAAATGGAACTTGCCCCCTCACACATGGAGCCTTCCTGTAAAACCTGAAATAATTAATGAGGGAACTTCTAATGCTCTTGGAGACGTAGAACAATACCGCAGAGGAAGACTTTGGTGGTATGCGTCCGTTGATTCAACAATGGTTGATGCAACTGGAAAAGATCCTAGAAAAGAATTGGCTGATAGAACTTTTGGTTTTCAATTTATTTGGAACCCTGATAGTTACACAACTGGGGTTTCATTAAACACAGATGTTACTCCTAACGTAAATGACCGATTTGTGGGTGTTGCTGGAGCGTTCCCTAGCGGTGAAACCATTAGTTTTAATTTACGATTAGATAGAACAAATGATTTTGCGGCAGCTAGGCATTTACTAAAAAAAGATTACGCTGCTCTTCCAACATTTAATGACAAAACTGGAAAAGGTGTTTACAAAGCCAGTACTACTGATCCAAACGTCTTTACTGATTTGCTTCCTTATTATGCAACTGGTCTAGGAGATAGCGCTGCCACTGAGAAAGTTAAAAAAATTAAAGATCTTATGGAGCTGGGAACTGTTGCAGATTTAGAGTATTTGTACAAAGCGGTTAACGGGGATGGGTGGCACAACGCCTCTGGAAGAAGAACTTCCGATATTGGTTATTTAGCGGCAACCCTTTTGCGCGTAGACATTGGTCCTTTGTCATATATTGGATATATATTGTCATTGAGCGTAAATCATGTTGGTTTTAGTCAAGATATGACCCCAATTAGAACAGATGTTTCTATTTCAATGAATTTAATGGCCTCTGCTGGACAAGATTTTACAAACACGGGAAATAATGCACCGGGGGCTACACAATGAGTATTTACCAAGGATCTAGGTATGAGTATTCAACAATTGATTTTATCTCTGTGTATCCAGATGGTGATGAAAACCCAATTGTTTTTTATGAATTTCCTAATATTGGAACAATTACATACAGCGAGTACATTTGGCAAGAACAAGATCGACTAGACCTTGTTTCGTATAATTTTTACAGAAAAACAGACCTTTGGTGGTATATTTTAGACAACAACCCTGAAATTGAAGATCCATCAAATATACCTGCTGGAACTGTTTTAAGGATACCTCGTGTTTGATTTTATTGACGTATCTTTTCCCGCATCTAAATCTTCCCCTGTCGGAAGAGTTTCTGATTTTGTTTTTTATCAAGAACGCGGGGCGCATGAATTAGCTATTGTTAAATTTAAAGATTGGGACGTTGCCCATAATTCATTAAAACAAGGAACTCCAGTTGAACTTAATTTAACGGGTAGTAATTCTTCTAAAACTTTTAACGGGTACATTTATCACGTTAAAAACTACAATACTCCGGGAAGTAAATCTATTGAACTTGGAATTATTGGCGCTTCTTACCATTTAAAACAACAAAAACAAAAAGTTTATAGAAATGTTTCCGCTTCAGATGTTGTTAAAGATATTGCCTCTTTTCATGGATTTGCTTTTGATGTAACAGATCATCCACGTATTTTTGATCAAATTTCTCAAGCGGGGCGTAGCGACCTTGAATTTATTAAAGATTTAGCGCGTAAATGCGGTTATAGCTTTAGGGTTCAAAACACAGAGGTATATTTTCACCCCGTTACAAAAATATATAACGAACTTAAAGATAGCGCTTTGTCTTTTTTTATGGGAGATCAAGCAAACCCAAGTGGATCTACTTTGTACTCTTTTACACCTATTGTTGGAGAAACTTTAAATCAAGATGGTGAGCACAAAGCTGCCGTTGCGGTTAGTGGTGTAGATAAATTTACTGGTCAACTTATACAAGTAACAAACCAAAAACGACCTAAAGCAACAAGAAGTAATTTTGAACCAGAATTTTTTGATCGTTTTGACGCAGTTACAGTGGCAAATAATTATGAAATTGCAAAATCTGAATCTGAGTCTGCTGATGAACGTGTTCGTTATCCGTATAAAGCTATTGCTGAGGTTCTTGGAACCCCAGATTTGCACCCAGATGCGCCAGTATATTTTGGCGGAGTTGGGCCGGAACACAGTGGGTTTTGGACTGTTTTAAAAACAGAACACAGAATAACGTTAGACACTTTGCTAAACCATAAATACACAACAATTTTACATTTAGGAACCGATTCTTTGGGACAAGACGTTTCGCACCCAAATTCCCCGGCAATTGGTGCGCCAACTAACACCGGTAAAAGAAAAATTACGCCAGGGGTGAAACAAACCAATAAAAAACCAGTCACTGTTTTAAAAAAAGGTGTGGGCGTGTCAAGTAAAAATCCTGTAGGATTTGGAACCGTAAATAACCGACCTAGACCATTGGTTGCAAAAAAAGTAATTGTCCCTAACAAATGGAAAAACTCTGTTAAAGATATGAAAACTACGGTAAAAAGATCTTCCCCATCGCCAGTTGTTTTGTCGCACGCAAGGAACGCAAAAAATGACTGATAATAAATTTTTTGGTATATACCGAGGTATCTGTATGGATGTTGACGATCCTTTGGAAAAAAATAGGATTCGTTTACAAGTTCCTCAAGTTTTGGGTGAGGGTCTTAGTGATTGGGCTTGGCCTTGTTTGCCTGTTTTAAGTAACGCTAATCATCCAGACCATCTACCTCATTTGGCTTCAGAAGTGGCTGCGTTACTAAATACACACACAAGTCATAGTGTTTCAGTTTCTGGGTCTACGGGCAGTGGTGGCTCTCCTGCACACAGCCACAGTTTTAGCGCAACACAAACACTAACTCATGCAGCACATTCAGGAAATAGTGGCAAACTTTTTCACGACCACATTCTTGACGTTGATGAAAATGAAAAATGGAATGATAATCAAGAAGTTAATACGACCGCAGAACATACTCCGCACCGACTAGTCCCTAAACTTGAACAAGGTGTCTGGGCTATGTTTGAAGGCGGAGACCCTAATTTCCCTGTTTGGATTGGAGTGTTTTAAATGGGACAAGCAATTTCTTTACCTTTTAACTTTAATGAATCTGGTGGAGTAAACACCACGATTAATGAAAGAAAAATATGGTCTGATAGGGTTTTAAGTGCTATTTTTACCAGACCTAGCGAAAGAGTTATGCGTCATTCATATGGTAGTGGAGCAACAGGCCTTGTTTTTGAGCCAGAAGATGTTGCTTTAAAAGAAGCAGAGTTAACCGTAGCGTCAGCCTTTGGCCAATGGTTGCCTGATCTAAAACTATTATCCGTAACATCGGCAATAGAAGCTGGCGAATTAACAGACAATGCGCTAGTTATTTCGATAAACTATGTATTACCAAGCGGAGAAAAAACAACTACAGTAGCTAGGGTAAAAAGCGGGACATTTACCCGAACAGGCGTTCTAATTGAGGAGTTATAAAAATGGCTGATATTAACTACGTTCCTCAAATTGATTACACCTCTAGAGATTACGCGTCTATTCGAGAAGACTTAATTAACCTTATTCCACAACTTGCCCCAAAATGGACCAGTCGAGATCCTGGTGATTTAGGTATTGCAATGTTAGAAGCGTTTTCTTATGCGTCTGATGTTTTGCACTATTACATAGATCGAGCCGCAAACGAAGCTTTTATTAGCACAGCTAGTCAAAAAGAAAGCATTTTAAGAATTGCTAAAATGTTGGGCTATACACCAACAGACACAACTCCGTCTACTGTAACTTTAACTTTTAAAAACTCAACTTCTTCAAATATAACGGTGGTTGCTGGAACTCAAATTGGAAGCACAACCATTGTTAATGGAACTTCTACTCAAGTTATTTTTGAAACAGATGAGGATCTTGTTGTAACCCCAAATACAACTAGTCCTAGTGGAGTTTCTGTAACAGCAACTCAAGGATATACAGTTACTTCTGAATTAGTTGGTACATCTACTGGAACCGCAAATCAAATATTTCAGTTAGACGAAACCCCAGTTATTCAAGACAGCATTTCTGTTCAGGTAAACAATACGCCCTATCGACATGTTCAATACCTAGTTGAATACGGAAATAGCGACGCTGTTTTTGTTTCATATACAGACGCAAATGGAAATACATTTATTGAATTTGGCGACGGAGTTGGCGGACGAGTTCCGGCAACTAATGCTCAAATTTACGCAACTTATCGAGTCGGTGGTGGGGTTGTTGGAAATGTTGCAGCAACAACTATTAAAAATATTTTAACAAATTATCAAGCTGGGTTAAGTGTGATTAACGTATCTGCCGCATCTGGCGGAACTGATCCAGAATCTATTGAATCTATTAGAACCAATGCTCCATTAACGTTGTCTGCTGGTAATAGAGCCGTTTCTTTAGACGATTATGCGGCCATTGCTGTTCAAATATCTGGTGTTGCAAAAGCAATTGCAGACGCCGAAGTTTCAAACAGTATTAATTTATATGTGGCTCCTTTTGGAGATAGAGGACTTACTTCTGAAAACGAATTAACAGAAGTTTTTACGGCTTTATCAAATAAAATTATTGAATTTATAACTCCTAAAATGCCACCAGGAGTTTCCGTAACAATTTTTCCACCCACATTTGTTCCTTTAAATATTGAAGTTGTAGTTGTTGCCCTTCCACAATGGAAAAACTCTACTGTACAAATAAACGCCGTAAAAGCACTCAACGAAATTTTAGCGTTTGACAACGTTAGCTTTAAAGAAAGAATTTCTTTAAGTTATGTTTTAAGTGCGTTATCGGCAACACCGGGAGTTTCTTACGCAACACCAATTTTGTTAGCCCGAGCAGACGGGGCACAAAGCGGTACTTCAGACGCGGTATTCGCAGTAGACGAGTTGCCTGAGGCGGGTACAATTACTGTAACCGTTAGCGGCGGAATTGCATAGGAGAAAAAATGACAGCAAGTTATCCAGCATCGGTTAGATCGTTTTCAACCAAAAGAAATACGCTTGACATCATTGATGCTTCAGATCCAAATGGTTTGCAAGAAGAAGTTATTGCTATTCAAAGCGCTATTGGTGTAAGTCCAGCGCTCTCTACTTCTCCTTCCGCTAGTGGAACATTTGCTACCAACGCAACCTCATTTAGCACGTTAACTGCACGTTTAGCCAATATAGAAACAGGAATTGTTTCGGACGCGCATACTCAATACATTAAACGTACTGGAAACGAAACAATTACTAACGCAATTGCAACAAACGTTGGGTTTACCGTCAGAGGCGCAACATCACAAAGTGCAAACCTTCAAAATTGGAAATCAGGAACGGGAACCATTGTTGCTAATGTTTCTTCAGATGGAACATTGACTGCATCCGCGGTATCTTCACCTGAAATTACACGCCTTATTATTGAAAGCATTTTTGGATAAAAAATGGCACGTTATGGCACAGACATTTATGGGATTGGACGATACGGCGCTGGAGTATTAGCGCTTGTTGATTTTGACGCAACCCCATTTATTGCTAAGCCATATAACTATGCTGCTATTAATTTAAGTTGGGCTACCCCAACTGGTGATTGGAGCAAAGTTCGTTTAGTAAGAAATAGATATGGGTATCCCATTGCCTCAGATGATGGAGATATTTTAATTGAGCTTTTAAAAGAAAATGCAATAAATGAATATATTGATAAAGGGCAAACTCCTTCAAATATTGGTTTGGTTGAAGGCATAGTTTATTTTTATTCAATATTTGTGTTTTCAATTCAAGAGGAGTATTGGATTAAAGCTGGAAATGCTTCTTCCATTTCTCCAAAAGAATTTGATAACGGTAACGATTTTTTTCAACTTTTGCCCGCTGTATACCAAACAGATAATTATAAAACTTTAACTGAAGCAAATGAAAACTCTGATTTAAAAAACTTTTTATCTATTTTTGAGACTTATTATGATTTTACAAAGACGTATGCGGAATTGGTTAAAAATGTTTACGACGCATCCACCATACCTGTAGAATTACTGCCTCTAATGCTTGAACAATTTGGGCTTCAATATGAGCCTGAACTTGGTGTTCAACAAACAAGAATTCTTCTTAAAAATGCATCTTTAATTAATAAGAAAAAAGGATCTTTGCAAGGCATTAAAGATTTTGTAAAATCGTTTACTGGCTGGGATTCTGAAGTAGCGGCAAACAAAAATATAATGTTAAACATTAACGATTCTTCTTTTGAGTACAGTGTTGGTTCTTGGTTAAACATTGCAAAAGCAACACTTTTACAAGTTAACTACAGTGTAATAACTCCTTATGAAAGCCCTGTTCTTGCAACCTCGGGGTTTGCAAACAGTGAAAATGGAAGTTTAAAAGTTACAGCCTCTAGTGCCGGTGATCTTGAATTTGCTTGCGGAAAAACAAATCCAAAAACAAAAGGAATACCAGTTAGCCCAAACTTGTCTTATGTTTTTTCCATATTTTCAAAAGCGGAAACTACGGGAAGAAAAATTTACGCAGACATTATTTGGTATGACCGAGATTCTGTTGAAATATCGCGAGCCGGTGAAGAATTTAAAACAAATACAACAACACTTTGGGGTACGCGTGTAGAGGCATCAAGCACATCTCCAGAAAATGCTTGGTTTGCTGTTCCGTATTTAAGAATTGAAGGTGCTTCAAGTGGAGAAGTTCATTATTTTGATGCTGCTCAATTTGAACAAAGTTCTGAAGGATCAACCTATTTTGCGGATGCTAGAGGAATTGATGTAATTCTTAAAGCAAATAGAATCAATTTACTTGGAAACCCTTGTTTTGAAATAACCACAACCCCGTGGGTTTCAACAAACTCTTCTGTGACGATTGATAACTCTTTAACAGAAACAGCAACTGGAAGCGTAGGGGCCGCAAAAGTGGCTTATTCAGGATCTGGTTCTTCTATCCTGCTTACCTACAATGATTATATTAAAGTAATTGGCGATGAATGGTACACACTTAGCGGATATGTAAGAACAGCTTTTACGGGAACTTTTGAAAATGATTATATTGGTGGTTTTGACGTTGAGTGGTATGACGCAAGTCAAACGTTAATATCAACAGAGCACGATAACTATTCCAACTTGACTGAATTTTATAAAGTAGTTTCTTTTTATAGAACAAACAATACTTTGTACGTAACTCTTGAAGAAAGAACCAGTATTGTTGCTGGTGAAAATATGCGGTTAGTTCATTTTCAGTTTAATAGTGTTGATCAGAACGGCGCACCTGTAACTTACAATTTTGACGGTTCTTACCAAGTAACCGCTGTTTTAGAAAATGAAATACAAATTGTAATTACTGGAGATAATATTCCGCTAACTTCAGGAAACGATTTAAATTTACAGCCGTATATTCAAGATTTAAAATTAGATTTTAATAGAATTTATTCAACAGTGTTGGCTCCAACTAACGCTGTTTATGCAAAAGCAATTTTTGAATGGACTAATCCGGTTGTTGGGCAAAATATTTGGATTGACTCTGTTTTATTTGAAAGATCTTCTTCAATGGGTTCATTTTTTGATGGGTCAAGGGGATTTAGTGAATCGACTGACCTTTTGTGGGAAGGAACGGTTGCTCAAAGCCGAGCCCATTATTACAAAAATCGAGTGGCGGTAGAAAAACGTTTAATAGCCACTTTGCCAAAATATCTTCCTATTGGGACTAGTTTTAACTTAATTTTAGGTTCCCCAGACTCTTTATAGAGCGGATTTGCCGCAAACTTTTAAACCTGTGTAATATCCCCCGCCTAGGAGGATTACATGGGATCAAAACATTTGGTTGTAGCTGGTAACGGCGAAACCACAAGAGTAAACGTAGAAGCACTATTAGAAGATTACTTTAGGGGTAACGGCAAAGATTTTATTTTGCTATTGCCTTTTAAAGACCGTCCAAGTCAAGGGCAAGTATGGGCGCATCAACTTGCGTCAGAATTAGACATATCAACAACCGTAATAGCCCCCGAGGGCGCGGTTCTTATGAGCATCACTAGTTCGAGTCTTGTAAACGACCCCGATCCAATTAAGGCAACCGTTGACGCGGTTTCGGGTGAGTGGGCTACGGCATTTATGTTTTGGGATGAGGCAGATGTTTTTACAGCATCTTTGCATTCAAGCCTCAAAGACGCTTCTGTGCCGTCATACGACCTTTGTAAGGGATTACTAGAGATCTCGGCTGGAAACCTGCCTGAGACCCCTCAGGAGGCTTCTAAGGAGCCCGTTGAGGTTGTTGAGACACCGCAAGAAACCAATACCCTGCCAGTCATAGTAAGCGAAGATCTTTCTAAAGCTATAGGCAAGGCTGTGGCCAAGGCCGTGACCGAGGTTCTTGAGAAGTACGGTATTTCAGGATGACGGGAGATCTTTCGGCAAAAGCCTATGGGTTTCTTTTGGCAATCCACCAACACGATATAAACATATCAGCTGAATCAATGATGGTTCATTTCAGAGTGGGTCGTCGGTCAGCGCTTAGTGGTCTGAAAGAACTTCGTGAAAACGAGTACATTCGCACCACTAGACAACGCATTGGAAACAGAATCATGACTGTTTCAATCCTGACAGAAAAAGCAAACAGAGCTTTTTTTGGCAGTGTGAAGGCACAACTTGTGGAGTCACATAACGTGACTTCTGATATCAGTAATGAGCATATAAGCAGAAATACTATTTCTACTGTTATAAGTAAAAATATGGTTTCGACAAAGTCGAAAGTAAACTTAGAGACAGAAGAGTTCGAGGTTAAAAACATGAGTGGATGGGGCGGATTGTTTTCTCCGGGTTCCGGGGACGAAGACTACAAAGCCGACGCTAAGGCTGATAAAGAAAAAGCTAAAGCAAAGAGAGCGTCTGACTATGTAGATAAAAAACGCGACCTTGGTAAAAAACGTTTTGGTAGAAGATCCGAACTTTTAAAGTCGGAGTGGTCCGTTCCAGACGTGTGCTTTGAGTTTGCCGACAGGATTGAGCAGTACTGGAACATCGAGCCGTGGAAAGTTACGCAGAGTCAGTTCTCTGGCGCACTTGGCGGTTTACGCAATAGGCTTGGGACTAACGGAGAAATTGAAGTTGCGGTTATGGATTTGTTTTTTAAACAGATTTCTATAAGCGAATACAAAGATGCCGAGGTTCTGTGGCGACTTTACGTAAGCCGATTTGGCAGTTTGGTTGGGCAGGTCGTAATGTCCCTTCCTACAGAACAGTCCCAAGAGGTTGCCCGCAAAGCTAGAGACAAAGCCCGTAAAGCATTGAAGGAGAACGATGTTTAAATTAGATGAGTTAAAGTTACGGCGCAACACTTGGATACGTTCTGCTGGTATTCCAAAACATCTTCTTGGTTGGGAACTCTCAGATTGCGTAGCAATTTCTCCTGAGGATATTGAAGATATTCAATTATGGATTTCTAAGGTTGGCAAAGGCGATGTCATTAACGCTATTGGTAACCGTAACTGTGGCAAAGGTCTTGCTTTGTATGGAGCGCCAGGTCACGGAAAAACAACTCTTGTCGCGGCCGTTATTCAAGAGGCTTTAAGAACTTTTTCTCTTGATGTATTTTCATTAAACGATGTTCGACCTTGTTACTTTATAACCTACGCAGGTTTGTTAGATCTTAAAGGAGAAATGATGGGCGAATACGTAGAAGAGTCACGGGAGTTGTTATACGCAGGAATTATGGGCGAATCTAATGACGAAAATAGAAATGTTAAGCTATTGGTTTTAGACGATGTGGGTCGAGAGCACACCAGCAATAGTGGCTGGAATAAAAACATGCTCCATCACATTTTAAGGACTAGGTTTAATAATGGATTGCCAACCATCGTTACCTCCAATATACCCCTAGAAAACTGGGCTACTTGGTATGGGGAAGCAACTGGTAGTTTTGCCCATGAAGCGTTCTTTAACATTGATTTACAATCTACGGAAGGGGACCTAAGAAAATGAAAGGCGGAGCAGTGGATGAAGTTAGGTTAATCCAAGTTTTTTTGAGTCCAACGGCTTCCCCGGGGCCAAATATATTTGAAGTAACATCAAGTGCCGACGGAACTTTGCATTGCAATTGTTCTGGGTTTAAAGGTAGATCCCTTTGTAAACACACACGTTTTGTTAAAGCACGCATAGATTCCAATAATGGCAATTACCCATTGGAGATATCTAAACGAGCTACAGAAGAAGATGCAGAAAGAGCAAAAGAATCTACGGAAGAATTTCGGAAATTTGTAATTAAATTTGCAAAGATTGAAGTATTTTAAAATGCAATACGGGGATTTAAGCAACTCAATACCTCAACGGGTAATAGTGACCACTGACGTGTTCATTATGACCGAGTTGGAAGAACTGCCACGTAAGTATAAACTTATCAAACGAACACGCAAAAAGGTTTCTTTTAAAAAAGAAGTTTTAAGCAGACTGTTTTTGTGGGCAGTTCAAACCCCATATGTTCTTGAACTTGCATCTTTTGAACTTAAGCAGGAAGAATTAGAGGTTGTAATGGAAACAATGGATAAATACGGGACTAACCCATTTAGACATTGTGTTGCTTACGAATCTATGGAATTTTTGATTAGTCAGTTACCATATCGACCTGAACTGCTCGGGGTGATTGATAAGCCTGAAAGAATATTACGATACGGACACTGGGGAATGGATCTAGCGCGACTATGAACAATGAAAAGAAGTTACTTAGTAAAGCCCTTACTGACCGCGACTTAACTCCCCTATTTGATCGTAACGTTACTCAGTCTTGGTTTTCAGACGAAGCCGATAAAAAGATTTGGATTTTTGTACGAGAGCATTACGCACGTTATGGCGAATGCCCAAGTCTTGAGGCCGTTAAAGATAACTATCCTTCTTATGAAGTAATACAGGTAAGCGATAGCGTTGACTACTTAATTGATTCTCTTTCCTCAGCTCGCCGTAAGATTTATACAACTAACATAATTCGTGACGCTATTGAAAAGATTGACCACGATCAAGATCACGAAGGCGCTCTACAAGTTCTTCAAGCCGGTGTTCTTAAGATGGACGAGGCTGGCTTTAGCGAAACTAACGACATTGATATTACTAATGACAAAGAACTTGATCGACGATGGGCGCGTTACCAAGAACGTAAGTTATTGCCAGACGGTTTACTTGGTTACCCAACAGGTTTTCCTACAATTGATAAGGTTACTAACGGATTGCAAAACGAACAATTAATTGTTATTACAGCAACCCCAAAGACAGGTAAATCAACTGTTGCGATGCAGATTGCAATTAACGTGCACACCCAGTCTGAAGTAAAACCAATGTTCTATTCATTTGAAATGAGCAACCGTGAGCAAGAAGACCGATATGACTCAATGCGTGCTCGTATTTCGCACCAGCGCTTAATCACAGGAACTTTACGTCCCGATGAAGAGGCGCGGTATCAAAAACTTGTTGTTAACCGCATGAGAGAAGATAAAGAAAAGTTTTGGCTTGTTGACTCATCTTCAGGATCAACTTTGTCCGGCGTTACTGCCAAACTTCAGTTACACCACCCAAGCATTTTATTTATTGACGGCATGTACTTGATGACAGATGAGCAAACTGGTGAGCAAAACACACCACAAGCATTAACCAATTTAACTCGTGGTTTTAAACGTTTGGCTCAAAGTTTTAAAATTCCTATCATTATTACAACACAGTCACTTGATTGGAAAAAAGGCAAGGGTGGTCGACTAACCGCTAACTCAATTGGTTACTCATCTTCATTCTTCCAAGATGCAGACGTTTTGTTTGGTTTAGAGAAGCCAGAAGACAGTGTTGATGAAACTCGTATCCTTAGTGTTCTTGCAAGCCGTAACTCAGGCCCAGGGTCTACATTCTTAACATGGGCATGGGACGAAGGTACCTTCCGTGAGATGTCAGGTGAAGATGCATGACAGTAGAAGAGATGGAAGATTTTCTTAAAGGTCTTGGTGTCGAAACTTACGGAGCCCGCGGTTCTGAGGTAAAAGGGTTATGCCCAGGTCATTTAGATCGAACTGGTAAAGAAGACCACAACCCATCTTGGTCAATTAACGCCGATACCGGGGCGCATAACTGTTTCTCTTGTGGATTCCGTGGGGGACTGCAGTACCTTGTTTCATATGTTAACGGCATTCCCATGGATCAAGCTGATGAGTGGGTTAAAACAACTGTTAGCGATCTTTCAATTCGTTTAGAGCGAGCGCTTAATCCAAAGCCAAAAGTAGAAGAGATATCAAGTGATATCACCGAAGCAAATCTTGCCGCTTATGTAACACCACCAAAAGAATTACTTATTGGTCGTGGAATAACAACAGAGGCAGCCGAGTTGTACGGAATCTTGTACGACCCCCGTAAAGAGTGTTGGATTCTTCCTATTCGTAATATGGCAGGAAAATTAATGGGGTGGCAAGAAAAAGGAACGCATGGCCGTTACTTTAGAAATTACCCCACAGGTATTCAAAAAAGCCATTCATTGTTCGGCTATCAGCAATACACAGGCGGTTTGATGGTAGTAGTTGAATCACCTTTAGATGTGGCTCGTATGGCTTCTGTAGGGGTTATGGGAGGCGTTTCTACTTACGGCACCGCAGTGTCTAAAGAGCAGTTAAATGTAATTAAAGGCGCGGATCGAATCATTGTGGCCATGGATAATGACGAAGCTGGGCGAAGCGCGTCTCAAGATTTTCTTAAAAAATCTGTGGATATGTGGTTTGAGTGCTGGTTTTTTGATTATGCCAGTACCGGAATCAAGGATATTGGCGGAATGAGCAAGGCTGAGATAGTCTATGGAATAGAACACGCAAAACACGCGTTGCACGGGGAGAGGGCACTTTCATGATGACTATATTTTTAATTTTGTGTACGTGGTATGCAACTAAAATTTATTACACACGTTCCATAACGTTAAGTCTTTACGATTTAGAAAAACACGGGTTAATTCACGCCAAGTGCAGTAAATGTTCACAAAATATAATTATTCCCGAAGAACATATGCGTACTCCTTTTTATTGTTCGGTTTGCAAATGATTATTGGACTTTCTGGTTATGCACAGTCAGGCAAAGATACTGTTGCCAACATTCTTGTTGAAAACTATGGTTATAAACGTATTGCTTTTGCAGACCCTATTCGTGATCTTATTTATGAAATGGATCCGTTGATTCCCAAAGGCTACGGAAACAACATAATTAATTACCGACTACAAGACATGGTTGACACCTATGGTTGGGACAGGTTAAAAGTTGAGTTTCCAGAAGTCCGACGTTTGCTTCAAGACACCGGCGTAGGCGCTCGCAAAGTGTTTGGTGATAAATTTTGGATTTATCAAGCATTATCAGATGTAGCACCACAAGACAAAGTTGTTGTATCTGATGTACGTTTTGAAAATGAAGCTAAATGGATTCAAGAATTTAGCGGACAAATTTGGCGCATTAAACGCCTAGGAACTGATGCTACAAATGATCACGTTTCAGAATCTGAAATGGATGGTTATCCCGTAAATCAAATATTTGTAAATAATGGTTCCCTTGATGATCTTAAAGTTCTTATACAAACTAGGATGAGTTCGTATGACTTTTAAAGGAACTTTGCTTCCTTACCAACCCGAAGCAGTAAACAAGATGGTTGACCGGCATAAGGTGCTGGTTGCTTATGACCTTGGGTTGGGTAAAACCGTTCTTACAATTGCTGCAATTGAACAACTCATGGACAGCGGTGATATTAAAGAACCAGGCATGGTCATTTGTTTATCTAGCCTTAAATATCAATGGGCTAATCAAATTGAAAAATTTACTGGGGGAACTTCAAAAGCATTAGTTATTGATGGAACACCAAAAAAAAGACTTGAGCAGTATGAAGAGGCTTTTAATTGGAAAGAGTCAAAAGTTGATTACGTGATTATGAACTATGAACAAGTTGTCAACGATTGGAATTTAGTAAAAAAATTACCAAGAGGTTTTATTATTTGCGATGAAGCAACAGCAATTAAATCTTTTAGATCAAAACGATCTAAAGCAGTAAAGAAAATGGCAAACGCCCCTTTTAAGTTTGCCCTTACTGGAACACCTATTGAAAATGGTAAACCCGAAGAGTTATTTAGCATTATGCAATTTGTTGATGACTCCGTATTAGGAAGGTTTGATATCTTTGATTCAGCATTTATTGTTCGTAATAATTGGGGCGGAGTTCAGCGTTATCGTAATTTGCCTACTCTTAATGAGCGCCTTAAAGAAGCAAGTGTCCGAAAGTCACAAAAAGATTCAGACGTTGCGCCTTACCTACCAGATTCCATCCATAATGAACCGTTTCTCATCCCGCTCGATCGACGAAACGCAAAGTTATACGACAAAATTAGAAAAGACTTACTAGACGATTTAGTAGAAGCAACCGCACTGTTTGGTAATAACTTTAACATTTTTGCTCACTACGGGGTTCAAAGTGGTAGTGGTAGCGCTCAAGAGAACGAATGGCGCGGAAAGATTATGTCTAAAGTTGGGTGTTTAAAGATGCTTTGCTCCCACCCAGATCTATTAAGAACCAGTGCCAAAAAATACAATACGGTTTCGGGTGAAGGATCTTCTTATGCAAATGAATTAGTAGAGGGCGGTTACCTAGAAGGAGTAGACAAGTCACCTAAACTAAACGCTTTAATTCAATACGTTAAAGAATTTTTAGATCAAAACGAAGAAAACAAAGTAGTTATATTTGCAACGTATGTAGATATGACTGACATGATTGCCGAAGCACTGTCGGAGTACGGAACTAAAACATATACAGGGAGACTTGATGCCAAAACTAAAGAAGAAAATAAAATTGCCCTTAACACAGACCCATCTGTCCGTGTCCTCGTTAGTTCTGATGCTGGCGGGTATGGCGTTGACCTCCCAGCTGCTAATCTTCTTGTCAATTATGACTTACCTTGGTCGTCTGGCGGGGCAACACAACGCAATGGACGAATAGTCCGAGCATCATCAAAATGGCCCAGCATTGTTATTCAAGATTTTTTAGTTGAGGGTTCAATAGAAGTTCGACAGCATGAGATGTTGCAGCATAAAAACGCTGTTGCAAGCGCTGTTTTAGATGGAGAAGGTATAAATGAGGCCGGAGGAATAGACTTCAGTTTGACTAGCCTTAACCAGTTCTTGCTCAGCAAATCAGTCTAAAATTGAGGGATGCCTAACGCACCTAAGACCCCTACACGTACGATCCGTGTGGCCGATGACCTTTGGAAAAAGGTTCAGTACAAAGCGGCTAAAGAGGGCGTAACCGTAACAAGCGTGATTATTAACGCACTAGAGGAATACTCTAAAGCCGACTAGGCGTGTTTTCCTAGATTTGTCAGTCCCCTCGGGTATGGTATAGATTCCAACCACTACAGAGAGGGATCTCATGCCAGACATTAAAAGCCTTACCAATGAGGCACAGCAATACATAGCTCTTAAAGAGCAAATCAAGTTCCTAACGGAACGCCAAACCGAAATCAAAAATAGACTTAAGTCTGCTGTTGCCGAAAACGGTGAAGTAGACGGACGTGGTCATATTGTTCTTGAACTTGGTAACGATATAAAGATTACAAATCAACGTAAAGAATCTAGAGCGCTTAATGAAGAATTTGCTATTAACCTTCTTAAAGAAAAAGGCATTTACCAAGAGTGCATTAAAGTTGTAGAAGTTTTGCAAGAAGATGCAATCATGGCTGCTGTTTACAAAGATCAAATAACAGAAGCTGAAGTTGACCAAATGTTCCCAACAAAGGTAACTTACGCGTTCCTACTATGACAGAAGATTTTATAGAGCAAACGTTTGGAGATCTTTATTACCCCGGTAGTAAAAGAAAACGACGTAAAGAAAAAGTTGTAGAACCAAAATCTACAACTTGGGATTCAAATCCCCGAAGTACGTTATTACCAAACGGAAAAGAAATAGATTTGTTCACCATAGGTGCGTTGTCAGAGGCGTTAGGTCGTCCAATCATCACACTAAAGTTATGGATGAATGAAGGACACCTTCCAACATCTCCTTACCGCTTACCGACTAAAACGGATAAGAACGGCAAAGAGCGAGCTGGAAGGCGTTTGTACAGTAGATCTATGATCGATTCGGCGATCAAAGTCTTTACTAAGTTTGGCGTTTTGCACGCAAAGCGAATAGACTGGGTAAAGTACAGTAGAATTACTGACGAAATAGCCGAAGCATGGGAACAAGCCCGTGCCGAGGAAACTGCGTAAACTGCATAACTGCGAAAAGGAGAAAACCGCCCATGGGCGTAAACCAAACAGAAGCACCCGATGCAACAGCATACGGTCAAGTAGAAGACGAAGCATCGACTATTGAGGCTCGTCCAGTTCAAACAACAAGCACATCAACAGCCGTTCAATCAGGTTGGGATGCCGCTGAAAAACTAGTAACAAACTTGGCGGAATTTCCGACCGAGTACAAGCATTCTGAAACTTTTCAGTTAGTTCGTTTCATTGATCAAACTGGACCATTTGCTAACTACCGCCAGCATTTCCTTAAGGAAAAAACAGAAGGACGTCGTTCTTATGTTTGCATTGGCGACAACTGCCCTCTTTGCTTAAAGCTTGGTGACAAGCCTGAAACAAAGCGTGCGTTCACTATTGTTAACCTGACCGCTAAGCCATACCAGCGTCAGATGTTAATTGCCACCCCACGTTTGTACAAGACGTTGCATGCCGGTGAGTTTTCACCTCAGGGTCCATTGACTCGTAATTACTGGGCGTTAAGTCGCACAGGGCAAAAGCAACAGACTGTGTACAACCTCATGGCAGTTAAGGGTCGCGATCTTGCAGAAGATTGGGCACTTAACGAAGCCGAAGTTGAAGGAGCACTTGTTAATTTCAAACCGTTCGAGCGTTCTGAAATCCGCGAGGATTCGCACGCAGCACTTCTTGAAATTGCAGAGAGCCTGCTTTAACTAAATAGGTGTCTAGGAGGTGCTGGATGATCCCCCCAGCACTTCCTAGGCTTTTAGGGGATAACTATGAATATAATTACAACCCAAGATCAATTAGATGAAGTGGTTGCTTACTACCTTGAACAAGATGCATTTGCTTACGATGTGGAAACAGTCGGAGAACGTAGAGGCGATACGCCTGTTAATGAAGTACTCTGGATTAGTCTTTCTACTCACGGTCGTTGCGATGTCATTCCTATGGGTCATCCTAATGGCGACCTTGTGGATACGCTCTATCCTTTAACTGGCCAAGGAGAAAAACGCGTAGAGCAAGGGTTGCAAGCTAGGCCCAGTGATTACTCACGAGATTCTAAAAAAGCAACAAAAGTTTTTGCTGAACCACCGACACAGTTATTTCCAGCAGAGGTTTTTACTTCCCTTAAACCTCTTATGTTTAACGACAAAATTCTAAAAATAGGTCACAACTTGGTATTTGATTTAACTTCAGTGGCTAAATATTACGGTGGCAATTATCCTGTAGGCCCTTACTTTGACACCATGATTGCCTCTTTTCTTTATGATAATAGAAACAAAAATAATTGCGGTTTAGCAGCGTGTTTAAAGCGCGAGTTAGGCTTTGAGATGGAAAAGGGCGTTGGGGCAGAGGTGGAAAAATATTCATTTACCGAGGTTGCTAATTACGCTTACCTTGACGCTAAATACACATTTCTTTTATGGAAAATCCTTATAGGTAAATTAGAAGAAAATAAAGTAACAAACGTTATGAAACTTGAGATGGATGTTCTAAAGGTTCTTTGCGATATGAAATTGTCCGGAGCACCAATTGACATGGAAGCGTTAGAAGAATTAGACGAGACTTTAAAGGCTGATATTGAAACAGCCAAAGCTGAAATTTATAAAATTGCTGGAAAACAATTTAACCTTAACTCAAACCCAGAAAAACAACAGATCCTTTACGGTTCTAAATCAGAGGGTGGTAGAGGACTTAAGTCAAAGATAACTACCGCTAAAGGCGGAGATTCCGTATCTGCTGAGGCTTTAGAAGCCCATAGGGGAAGCGACCCGCTAGTAGACGCTTTGCTTACTTATTCAGATTTAAATAAACTACATACAACTTACGTGGTGCCTTATCTAGGTGGAGAGGTAACCCGTACTACTGGAGGTAAAGTAAAACGTGAGCACAAAAATAGTTTACTCATCAACGGCCACATACACGGAGATTTCATTCAGCATGGTGCAGAGACTGGCCGATTCTCAAGTCGTAACCCAAACTTACAAAACGTCCCAGCTCCGCATACAACGCACGGAAAATCCATCAGAAATTTATTCAAAGCGCCAGAAGGTTACAAACTAGTTGTAGCCGATTACTCACAGATTGAACCGCGAGTTATTGCTTCATTTTCAAAAGACCCAATTATGATGCAAAACTACATGGACGGCGGAGATATTTACACAACGGTTGGTAATGAAATGGGAGTAGACCGTAAGGCTGGCAAGGTTCTTGTTCTTGCAATGTCATACGGTGTTGGTCCCGACAAGATTGCTCGTTCAATTGATTGCACAAAACAAGAGGCCAGAGATCTTCTTGACCGATTTTCTGAGCGGTTTCCCTCCATTAACTCTTACAAATTTAAAGTCCTTGTATCTACTAGGAAACTTGGTGACAAAGAAAAGCCCGTTCCTTATGTAACAACTATCATGGGAAGACGTCGGTATTTGCCAGAAATGAACTCAGCAGATAAGTACGATAGGGCTGGTGCGGAACGCCAGGCGTTTAATACCAAGATCCAAGGATCGGCTGCGGACATCATTAAACTAGCCATGGTTCGAGCCCATGCACTAATCCCCAAAGGGGCTAAACTAATACTTACAGTTCACGATGAACTAGTGACCTTGACCCCCGACGCTTTAGTTGAGGAGACGGAGAACGCCATTAAAGAAGCAATGGAAGGTATTCAGATGTTGGATGTTCCATTGATTGCTGACGTTAAGACCGTTCAGCGATGGGGAGAGGCCAAATGACATGGAAATTTTGGAAAAAAGAAAAACCACACCCAGAACATGGAATAACAGAAATTCCTTTGAATGCTTTAGCAAGATGGTATTTCTATGATGCTGGACTTGAAGAGCCAAACGTTTTGTCTGAGTCCGCGGGCATGGTTCCCGTCAGCGAAGAGGGTAATTATTTAGAAGAAGAAGCAAGTGATCTTCGGCTTTCTCGCGTACTTCCTTTAATGCCATTTTTAGAAACTATTACGGATATAAATGCACAATCAATAGCTAACCTTCAATTTGATCATTATGTTGAAACTAACCAAATTGATGAGGAAACTCTTAAGAGTGAACGCGAACATATTGAAGAGATGTACCGCCAGGTAGGGTACTCAGCCTTAGTCTCGGCTTTTGCATCCGCGTTAGAATTAGGTATTATTAGCACCAACGCAATCAGAGGAGAACTACGTGAGCACTAATTGGTGGGCAAATAAACTTGCAGGACAGGCACCACAGTCACCGCAACCAAGACAAGAGATGCCTTTACCTCCGTCGCAGATCCCAATGGCGTACACACCACCGTCTCAACCACAACAAGGCGCTCGCCCAACAGCATCAGCAAATGCATCAAGATGCCCCGGTTGCGGAAGTGGAAACTACGGATCAATTGAAGGAACTAAAGCGCGTTGTTATGATTGCGGTTATCCAATTGTTCAAAGCGGTAGTGGTTTAGGTAAAGGAATTACTGGTGGCCCACAGGCTTCAGGACCTGCTGTACCAGCAGTGCAAGTAGCAACAGGCGGATGGAATCCAACAACAATCATCGGGAAATTGGGATAATGAAAACAATGGCGCATAACACGGAAGTATTACGAGTAATTGCAAAACTAAATAAGAAGTTTGGTCAAGACACTATTGTTCTTGGATCAGATATTAGAGACTTGTCAGAACGATTCCCCACGGGTTCACTTTCACTTGACGTTGCACTTGGTGGTGGCTGGCCAATTAATCAATGGCATGAAATTGTTGGAGAAGAATCTAACGGTAAGACTGCACTTGCATTTAAAACAATTGCAGCAAATCAAAAGAAGAACCCTGAATTTACAACGGTATGGGTTGCTGCAGAGCAATGGGTTCCTACATACGCTGAATTATGTGGGGTAGACGTATCCCGCCTGTTTGTCATTGAATCAAATATCATGGAGGAAGTTTATGAAGCGGTTATTCAACTCATCGAAAGCAAGTCTGTTGATTGTATTGTTATCGACTCCCTTCCTGCTCTCGTTCCTAGCGCGGAAGATCAAAAAGAAATGGATGAATTCACCGTTGGACGAGGGGCGCTCTTAACCAATAAATTTTTTCGTAAGGTTGGCAAATCATCAAAGCGCAGTCTTACAGAAGAAGAACGTCCATTTATTGGAATTATGATTAATCAATGGCGTGATCGTGTTGGAGTTATGTATGGAGATCCACGCACTACCCCAGGCGGTAAGGGAAAGAACTACAGTTACTTTACCCGCGTTGAAGTTAAGCGCGACGAGTGGATTGAGGTTGGTACAGGAGATTCTAAGCGCCGTGTAGGTCAAACTATTAAGGCTAGAACTTTAAAGAATAAATCAGCCCCTCCATCACAGGTTGCTTTTATGGACTTTTATTTTGCCGATGGCGGAACTGTTCCTGCTGGCGAATACGATTTTGCCAAAGAAATTGTGGCTATGGGCATTATTAATAAGGTTATTACACGAGCTGGTGCTTACTACCGCTACACCTTCAATGGTGAGCAAAGGCAGTGGCAAGGATCTGATGCTATGGTTAGTTCCATCAAGGAGGAGATCGACCTCCGTGAAACACTGGAGAAGGATGTTCTTGAAGTAGTCCGAGCTGGGTCTAAGTACGTAGTAGTCGCAGACGAAGATGAAGAGTAAAGGACAAAAGGAGTCAAGGAAGCACGAGGATAGACTTGCAAAAGCAGTCGGTGGCAAACGAACAGCAGCCAGCGGAGCATTTTGGAGTCGTAAAGGCGATGTTCGTTCCGCAGATTTGCTCATAGAGCATAAGTGGACGGGCAAAGCTTCCGTATCCGTTAAGGCTGCGGTTTTAGAAAAAATTGTTACTGAAGCAATTATTGATGGCCGTACCCCAGTCCTCGGGTTTCATCTAAACGGTGAAAACTACATAATGCTAACGGAAGATGATTTTCTGGAGCTGCGCCAATCCATATTGGAGTGCTCTTGTACGAAGACGAAGGTGTAGAAAAGTGGCGCTATCAAGCCAAGTGTCGTGGCATGTGCGAAAACCCAGAAACAGATTATTGGTTTCCGCCACGAGATAAAAAACTATATAAACCCATTGCTGATAAAGCTAAGGCAGTTTGCTTTGGCAAGGATGGTAAGGCAGAATGTCCCGTGCGCCTAGAGTGTTTACTTTATGCTGACGGGAACGACGAACAACACGGTATATGGGGTGGCTTATCTCATAGAGAGCGTAACGCTCTTAAACGTAAAGCCACTAAACATGGAAAAACATTAGAGGAATGGGTAAAAAAGAAATGAAACCAACTGGTGCATTGAAAGCCTTTTTAGATGCCGGTAAAGGCACCAGAGTTTTAGGAGCGGTAGAACGTCACCTTATTTCTAAACCTCAAGATCCTCGTTCAACAACCGTTATTCATCCATCAGAGATGGCTTCCGCTAGTTGGTGTCATAGAGCACAGTACTTTTGGTTAAAGGGAGAAACACCAAAACCAGATGTAATGAGCCTTCGACGCGCTTCAATTTTTGGAACTGGTCACGCTACTCACGATATGTTTCAAACTTGGTTTAAAGAAATGGATCAAATAAAAGGTCTTTGGTACTGTTACACCCACGATCTTGAATGGTTTGGTTTACATAGCGAACATGTGCAAGGTGGTTGTAGAACTAAATACAATGAGGTTCCTGTATTTTTTGATCCGCTTCGAATTTCAGGTAAAGCTGATGGTTGGCTGGTTAATTTTGGAGATCCATTACTTTTAGAAGTTAAGACTATTGGCGAGGGAAGTATTCGGTGGTACGCGCCGGACATTGCTTATGAACATAACGGAGATTTTAAGAAAATGTGGGCTGCAATTAAAGCTCCGTTCTTAGAACATATTCACCAGGCGCAGATTTATATGAAATTGTTAGAACTTATGGGACAGCCAGATGCTCCTCAAGAAGCTTTACTTTTATATGAAGCAAAGGGTTTGCATGAACATAAAGAGTTTGTAATACAAAAAAGTGATTGGGGCATTTCCGAATTATTTGAAGCAGCGGCTAACATAATTGCAGCAATTGACAAAGGTACCCCTCCTATATGTAACATTAGCGGTGTTACAGGCTGTGGCAAATGCAGCGATTACAAGGAGGAGAAGGATGAGCGAGTTAGCGATTAATGCTGGTACCAGTCAACCAGTAATTGATAACCTGCAATTGCAGGGTTTCCAATTCCACACAAAAATGGAATTGCAAGTTCCTAATATGCCAACAGATATAACAACGCTAGATGACGAAGGTCTCATGCATTTATTTGGTGAGTTAACTTCTTACGCTAACTTTTTATCAGCTCAATACGCCTGCGCTTTGATAGACGAAAAAAATGCTGATCACGCATTAGATTTTGCGGAAAGTAAAAATTATATTTCAGCGTACGAAGCTAATAAAAAAGAAACTGTAACAATTATGAAAGCTCGTATGGCTTCTGATCCAGAAATTATTCATTTACGTGAGGCATTAAACGCCAAGTACGCTTACAAAAAATTAATTGAAGTTATGGTTGGTAACGTAGAGCGCAACACTCAATTGACTAGCCGAGAACTAACCCGACGAACATCAAACGGACAGGTAAATCGCAGTACTCGGATGTTCCCATGAGATTAAAAACTTTTGGTCCGGGTTATTCAAATGAAGTTGATTTGTATGTTGGGATTGATCAGTCCTATAGTGGATTTGCTATAACTATTTTAGGTTCAGATAGTTCTTACGAAACAACAGTTGCCAAATTTGATAGTGGCGGTGTTTCAAGGCTTTCCGAAATACAAGAACATCTTAGGAGCACACTTTCTGATGCTGTTGTTAGGGGCGTTGTAAAAGATGTTGCTATGGAAGGTTACGCTTATGGTCGTGAATTTGGGGTAGCCCAATCAGGAGAACTAGGGGGTGCTGTAAAACTTGCCCTTTACGAAATGGACAACATTGGTAAAGGAAACTACCCATTGATCGTTGCTCCCACTTCTTTAAAGAAATACGTTACTGGACGCGGTAACGGCATTCAAAAAAATCAAATGCTTCTAAACGTGTTTAAGAAATGGAATGTAGAATTTTCTGATGATAATGCCGCTGATTCATATGGCTTAGCGCACATTGCCTCAGGAAAGGGTAAGATGGCTTATGAAAAAGAAATCTATGACAAATTACAGACCGCAGATAGTAGAGAAAAATAATGCCAAGATTTGATTTTAAATGCGTAAACTGTGAGACGGTTGTAGAGATTTTGGTTACGGATAATCCGTTTCCAAAATGTGAAAGATGTAATGTAACTTTAACCAAAGTATTTACACCGCCTGCAATTCATTTTAAAGGTGGAGGATGGGGCGGTAAAGCATGACTAACAACTTACCGATATTGGTAGCGGATGACGATTTTATTGAGCATTTACATGAATTAGGTTTTTCTGAAACTATTGATGTTAATGACTTAATGTTTGAGTGGATAGACTGGGCAAAGGAAAACGTAGATGAGTAAACGACAAGAAAAGATTGCTCTTAGGATTGCGGAACAACAAGATTTTATTCAGCAACGTCGTATTATGCAGTTAACCATTTTTGAGACTGGGGTTAAAGCCGGAAACGAATTTTATGAGGTTAATAAAGATAAGTTGTCTGAAGAAGAACGTTCCCTTATTGAAAAAGAAATGAAAACTAACGAAGAACTCTTAGAGAAACTTCGTAAAGAAGCCAATGGCTAGGTCAGTTAGGGAATTAAAACCCGATTACACGGGCAATATGGATCATGCCGATGAGATCCATCATGAATGTCCTGTATGTGAATCCACCCTTTGGAACATTAAAGCCAGTTTTCAGGACTATGAACTGTCCCAATATTTGCTTGATATGGAGTGCTCTTTGTGCGGAACTTACGCCAAAGCTCCTACCCCTTTGGACAGACCAAACTTGGTCTAGACCCCATACTTTTCCCTAGGAGAACATAATTCGTAACCCTAGGAGCATAATATGTCAGAGCAAGAAGAGAACATCCTACGTGTAGGTGCAGGTTCTAACCCTCAGTCGGTGGCCTCAGCCATCGCCCACAGCGTCTATGAGACTCGTGGATGCAAGATCCGTGCAGTAGGTGCTGGAGCCGTTAATCAGGCCGTAAAAGCTATTGCAATCGCACGTGGTTATACAGCGCCACGAGGTATCGATCTAGTTTGCGTACCCGGTTTTGCCAGTATTGAAAGCCATGATGGTCAAATTTCAGCCATCGTATTCGAAGTAAAAACTAGTTAATAGTGCTACATTTTAATTTACCAACCCCTTTGGCCAAAGGAAACTAAATGACAGATTCAATAAAGAACCCAGCGCCTATTGCGCCTGCTTCAACAACACCGGTAGACGGTGTTGGAACAAAAGCACGCAATGCATCAGGTGAAACAACGGGTACGCTTGTAAAAAAGAAGAACACTGCTTCAGGTGGAGCGGGCGGAACAACTGGCGCTCGTAAAAACGTAAAAGCAACAAGTGGAGCCGCATACGGCATCACTGCAAAGATTCCTGCATATAAATCACCAGAAGCTGGGGCAACTCAGGGTAACGGTCGTTTGTTTCAGGCAGCTGTTAAAAGAACCGCGCCTAACTTTCGCGACGGCATTAACAGCCAATCCTAGTTAGTTACTAGGCGTCCGCCCCCCGACGTAAAGGGGGGCTTTCTCATTTGTGGGAATTACACGGTTGTGATTAAATAGGCTTGTGGAAAGAACCCCGCCTAACGCAAGAAATTATTGCTCTGTTGCTAATTGGTTGTCTGACAAAGATGAAGAATTACGTAAAGACTTTGATTTACTGCTTGCAAATGATTCAGCCTCCACAGCGAGTTTGCACAGATTTTTATATGGAAAAGATGAAAAATTTCCCAAAATAACTGCATTCAAATCTCACAGAAATAAATGGTGTTCATGTGGCTCTAAAGGATGAATTTAGCGAATTTATAAAAGCAGGAAACGAAGGATCAGATAACGTAGTAAAAGATATTCCAGATGCGTGGAGACCACGTTCTGAAATAGGAACAGACGGCGGTTTTGTTATTTCAACGCCAAGGCCCGATGGCAATACTCCCGGAGCCGAAGAAATTTTAAGAGAAGCAAACTTAGATCCAGCCGAGTGGGCTGTTATTTCACATCGTCGATCACGTTGGCAAAAATATGACGGAGATTGGCTAGAGTCATTCAGAGTAAACGTAGTTCCAGTTCACCCACACGGTCAAGCGGATTACGATCAAGAAAAACTTTTAGAGCAAGTAAATAATTGGAAGCCAGAAAAGGTTGAACATTTTAAAGGTGATTTAACTGCCGTGTATAGCGTTGGTGATACCCAATACGGTAAAGATGACACACCCGCAATTATTGACAGAATGCTTAAGTCATTAGATGAGTCAGTAGAACGTCATAAGTATTTAGCAACTAAATATGGAATTAACCAAATTGCATTGCCACAACTTGGCGATTGCATTGAAGGTATGACAAGTCAAAAAGGTAAAGTAATGGGTCGCCATGACATTGGTGTATCAGAGCAGGTGCGCGTAGGACGTCGCGTTCTTATGGCGCAGATCAAAGCAATGGCCCCACTTGCAGAAAAAATTATTGTTCCAGTAGTACCGGGCAACCACGATGAGGTTCAACGATTCCTTGTTGGTCGCCCAGAAGATTCATGGCAGATTGAGGTTGTTGCATCAGTTGCAGACATTTGCGCTGAGAACGATTTTCTTAAAGATCGCGTTGAGTTTAGATTCCCAGCCTCAGATGACAGCACACTTACAGTTAACTTAAGCGGTGCTATGTATGGAATGGCTCACGGACACCAAGCTAGAGACATGGTTAAATGGTGGGCAGGTCAAATTATGGGACGTTGTTCCGTAGCAAACGCTGACATTCTTAACGTTGGTCATTATCACCATTACCGTGCACAAAGCGTTGGACCACGTTTGTTTGTACAAAACCCAGCAATGGATGGCGGATCCGCTTGGTTTAGAGATAAGTCAGGACTTGAGTCAGCACCCGGAATCATTTCAATGGTTGTTGGAGAAGGTTTTGATCCTCGCAAGGAGTTAACCGTACTTGGCGGGGTTCGCTAACTTACACTTAGCGTATGCCTAATCTTCACCAAAACGTCCAATCACTTGGCGCAGGTGGCATGTATGGCACCAACACTACATACGGTGGAGGTGGCGTACCTGTTGCTCGTTCCGAGCTTGATACTTCACGCATGGGCGTTGGTCGACAACCTTCCGCAGAATACCCAGATGGTTATTTAGGAACAATTCGTTCACGTCGTGATGATCGTGGGCGTCCAAGTTCAACATCTGATCGTGTGTTAGATGGAATGAAAAATCGTATTGGGCAAAAATCTTACCAGCGTGGTGTTCACCGCGGTGAACGTGTTGATCCAAGTGATTACTATTACCCATCAGGATTTGAACCTGATCGCGGAATTAAACGCCAAATGAAAGGCGTTCAAGTTGGTAGTGTTATTCAAACTAAAAAGAATCGTGATGAAGTTGAATTAGTTCCAGCACCACATCTACCTAATGATGGAAAAGCGGGACCAACTGTAAAAAGTGATTCCCCTGGCGTAATAAATAGAAAACGCGCTGATCAATGGGGTCGCATGAGACCAGCTTGGAAATAATATGCCCGCACCAGATAGATCTAACGATCCTAAAAGAAAATATACACCACCTAAATTGGGTGACATATACACAACACACAGTTCTGGTGTTAAAGGAAAAATTGAAGAAATTGTTCCAAATAAAACTGGTACCAGCAGAATTAGATTAAAGTTAGACGACGGAAAAGATCGTTGGACAACCCACATTCCATCAAAGGATGAATAATGTCAGGTAAATTTGCAGATGGCGTTTATGGCCGTAAACCTTGGAATGAACAGCCACAAGATTACATTGGACCTTTTGAAAGCAACCACTCACGTTTAATTCATCAAGCCGTAGCCTCAATTACTATGAGTTCTGAGGATATACAGCTCTGGGTTCGCCCAAACTTGCCTCAAATTGAGATGTTTCCAGATAAGTATGGTTACACCCAAACAGAGTACGGGATTGAAGATATTATTGAACTTACTGGTAGAGCGGCTACCCGTAAAGATTTTTCAGGCGAAGCGACTACAACAGAGTCAACTAGCCGTAATACGTTAGGACAGGTCTAATGCCACGTAATAAAAGTGATTTTAACCTTGGAATTCGTCCAGCACAGGTTGACGTTCTTAAAGCCTATGTAACAGGAAAAATTACAAAAAATGAAGCCGATGATTTAGGTTACGGTTCATGGCCCGGCTCCTCGTCTTTAAAAGATGAATCTTTAACTCATCGTAGAGCTGGATTAAGCAAGGAGACAGATTAATGTCTAAAGATCCTGGTCTATTGACCGACTCAACTGGCGAAGGTATGTCAGGAATGTCAGATGTATCGTTAGAAACGCAACAAGATTTGAAGAAAACCTACTACAATGGGTCTAAACCATGCATCGAATGCGGGCTCACCATGAACCCTGTCGAGGCAATGCACTCAAATGGACTATGCCCACAATGCAAACGTCGCAAAAGTGCAAACTTAGTGAAGGGCAGAATGGCATGAGTGCAAAGGATCAATCAAATAATCCTAATCGTGTTATTTTTGACGCCTACGGTAAACGTGGCGGATATCGCGGATCAATGATTCACACAGCACCAGATACTAATGAGGCTATGGAAACCTTTGTTAACGACCCAAAGCACAGTAGAGTTGTAGCATCTGGTTCTGATGTTCAAAACGCAAATCCTCCAAAAAAGAGAAGGTACAAATAACTATGACAGTACGTGTAGCTCGTTCACAGAACGCATCACTTGATAAGGGCGCAACTGAAGGTAAATACCGCCAGCGCCGCCCAAACACAGAAGTAGCAGCAGGCATGGGTGACCAGATTGTGGTTAAGAACCGCGCTGGATTACATCCATACATGAACTACGGATTTATTAACTCAGAAGAAGCCGCAAAGGTTAACCCAGGTTCAAACTAATGAATCCAAGTTCTAGTCAGTTTCCTACAAGTAATGTGCGCGTCCTTCCTAAGGAAGGCGTTGACACATCTAAAATGGAACGCGTTTACAAATCAAATGATAACGATACTGACTACGACTCAGAAAACCCAGTTGATCGCGAATCGGTTCAATTAAAGCATCGCAACAACGGAACCCCTAACCAATCATCGGCTTGGGTACAGCGTATTGCAGACGATTCAGACGACGGAAAGAATGATACTTACCGCGCTCAAACCGTAATTTCCCCAGCAAAAAAATCTGGGCCTAAAAAGGTTTCAGCTATTGGTGAAGGAAAGACCGTAGAAGAAGCGCGTAATAAATCATTTAACAATGCTTCTGATCTACGCATGAAAAGAACTCAAAACGTCCCAGCTCAAATGGCAAGCGCTGATCGTCAAATAGGATATAACAAAAAGCTTGGCTATAACAAAGCAGAAGTTATTAAGATTGACAGCGGAAAGGCTAAATAATGACAAAGAAAATTGACCTTGGAGTTAGCAAGGGCCCAAGCGCTGCTGAACTATCGACTATTCGTGCTGGAAACTCACGCACAAAAGCCGCTCGTCGTGCCGCAGCGGATGAAGCAATTAGCCGTAAAAGCAACGTAGGACCAGAACAAGCAAGCGCTATTTCTGGGGCTATGTCTGAGCCTAAATCTAGCCCAGCACCAGAAGATACTAATATACTTAGAACTCGTGCGGCAGTAACAGATATTGAAAAGAACACCGTTCTTCCCGGTGGACGCAACAACGCAACTGCGTTTGAAGCCCCATATCAAAAATCAGATAACCCACTTCATGCGGGCATGGCAAAACACCTTGCTGATTACATTGATCACGGAAAAACTGGTAAGAACCGCGCTGGTCTAGAGGCCGCTAGAGCAGGATTTCACGCATTACGCGGACAGAACCGCGGAACTCCTAAAGGTATGGAAACTCCATGCACGGGGCCAAGCTGTAATAAAACACAAGGTAACGGTGTTACTGAGTGTGGTGAAGGTGGTTGTTCTACAGCCTCATCAAGCGTGAATGTAGGTCGCCCTCGCGGGTAGTGTAGTATTCGGGTCATGGTAATTGACCTAGGCGAGTTAGCCAATAAAAAAGACGAACATCGCATCCTTATTTTGGCATGCAAAGACTGTTCTACAATGGAAGAAGTTCCAGTTGATGAGCGTTATCCAATTAAACATCAACAAGATAACCCTTTTCTTGCGCTTGCTTTAGAAAAACACCAGCGCCCACAACCTCATCTAGGCGTTTTGTTTGACGTTGATTTTGCGGTTTGGAATAGCGACACTGGGCGTAAACAGATCCACGCACAAGTTTTAAACGGTCTTGGCGGCGAAGGTCTTGGTAAAGAAATTTATGCCGCTAAAGATAATTATTCAGCAGACGCTATGAAATGTTTTCAGGTTCATTTGCGACCAGAAGGACAATGTCCTGATTATAAATCTGGATCAAAGGTCATTAAAGTTGACATAATGAAACGTGAACGCCGTGATGCAGGACTATCGGATGAAAAACTTCCATCGTTTTTCTTATGCGATTTTTGCCCAGTTAAAAGTTTTAACATGATGAAAAGCAACAAAGAGAGAGGACTATACAAATGACAGACTGGATTGAAGACGCGGAAGTTATTAACGAAGCGCCTAAAGAAACAAACGAAGAACCACGCCCAGATGCTGAAACCGCATTTATTGTTGTTAAAGACTGGGATGGCGGATGGCGTGTAATTACAGATTTATCTATAGCTTTTAGCGTGGGTAGAGATGCTAACCGAGGTGACGTAAAATATGGTTTAGGTGAACTTTCGCGTTTTATTGAGAAAGATGAACTAGTAAACATGCTGTTAACAAAGCTTTCCGAAAGTAATAAAGCAGAAAGCCAAGTAACATCAGAGGCTATGCGACAGGCTTTGCAAGACCGAAACTTGATGTAACTACAGAGAGGGATTTGAATGACAACACTTGTTGCCGTTCAAGGAGATGGTTGGGCCGTAATAGGTTGCGACAGCCGTGCTTCTGACGAAGATGGACGTTTTATGGAATTGGCCACCTCAAAAATTGTTAATAATAACAATGTCCTAATCGCCGTATCTGGTGCATCACGTGGTGGAAACATAACTCAATTTGGGTGGAAACCCCCAAAACCTCGTGCCGCAGAAGACTTAGATACATTTATGACTAAAAAATTTATTCCATCAATGCGTGAGGCTTTTATTAAAGCCGGTTATGACGCTAAAGATGATGGTGATGCAGCGTTTCAAGATTCCAATTTGCTCGTTGCTTTGCGCGGAGTAATTTATCCAATTTTTAATGATTACTCATGGGATCGAGAAGAACGCGGTATTTACTACGCGGGTAGTGGTGGAGATGTAGCTCTTGGAGCCCTTGAAGCCCTTGAGTACAAGAAAGCAAAGTCACCAGAAGCGGTTGAAAAACTATTACGCAAGGCTATTGAGATTGCTTGCAAACACGATATCTATTCTGGCGGGAAGATACACACCCATATTCAGTACGAATAGCCTAGAATAAGACTATGGATTTTTACGAGGCGTTGGCTGCAAAGGCAGTTCCCGTGAACATCGAGCCAGCGCAGACCTCGTATTTTAGTAAACCCGATATTGGTTTAGATCCTCGTTTATTTAGAGATGGAAAGTTAATCCCATCAGTTCGTAACTCTGTATTAACAGCGTTGTTTAATCATTTATCTAGCAAATACCAAAGCCCTTATGACTGGACTTACGTATGGCTTGCTGGATCAGGCGTTTCTCATCAGTGGGCGGCTAAAAGAGATCCCGGTGATTTAGACTGTTTAGTAGGTATTCAGTACAACCAGTTTAGACAATCAAATCAAAAGTATTCTGGATTAAGCGATAAAGAAATTTCTAGCATGTTTAACGATGAATTTAGAACAGAACTTTGGCCAAACACGGCAAACTTTATGGATTCTTTTGAACTTACTTTTTATGTAAACGTTCAGACAGACATTACAAAGATCAAACCTTACGCAGCATACTCACTTATTGATGACAATTGGGTAGTTGAACCAACGATTACAGAACCAATAATTGGTAAAGACTGGTCTTTAGGTTTAGAAAGAGATAAAGGTACGGCTTCTGAAATTATTGCTAGATACGCAACCGCTTTAACGGCAATTAATTCTTCAACTAATCCAGCAATGCGTATTAACTCCGAACGTGCTTTAAAACTTGCGGTTGATCAAGCGGCCGCTTTGTACGAAGATATACATCAAGGACGAAAGTTAGCGTTTAGCGAAGAAGGTCAGGGCTACCTTGACTATAACAACTACCGTTGGCAAGCGGGAAAAGAATCAGGAATTGTTCAAGCTTTAGGTAGATTAAAGGAAATTTCGGACATGTCCGCAAGAGATTTTGCTGCTGCTACTTATGGTATAGAGTTACCAAATGTTTCGACTTTGATACGCAGAGCCGCTACATACAATAATTAATTAGTAAGATACGGAGCATAAACTGTGGCAGTTTTAGTTTATTTAGACGGCATTTTGGCAAAAAATCATGTGCCAATTAGCGAAGGCATGCGCCTTGTACGCACCCTGCAGCAAACTATGGCTGTTGTTATCTTGTGCCACGATAAAGATAAAGCGACCCATTGGCTTAAAAGCAATAACATGTTGAAAGTTGATAACTTAATTGCTGAGGTTCCCGCTGGTGGAGTAGACCCGTTTAGACAGGCTGAATGGTGCAGAGCCCAAGGCCCTATTGATTACGTAATAACTTCTGATCCAACACTATCCGCCAAACTTTTAGAGCATGGATTTAGGGTTATGTTGTTCTTAGATCCAGTTTATATAGACCACAAGTTTCGACCAGATAGCATTGAAGGTCGCAAGAGTTGGACTGATATAACAAATGAACTTAATAAACAGGCCGACATGTACTTGGAAGACGAACGTAAGTGAAGATAATTTACCTAGGGGCTGAGGTCCCTAGCAACCGCGTCCTTTTAGGATCAGCGGGTGCTAAATACGTTGGTGTCAGCTACTGGCGGTTAACTAAACGCGGTCTTCCCAAAACTAAACTGTACCTATTGAAGAATTATTTTCCTGAGGATATGGAAATACTGGTTCACCCAGGCATCCCAAGAACCCAAGAAATTACTAGAACCGAACTTGAAGAATTTGCCGCAGATTATGAAGAGTTTATAATGAACAATATTGAGAGAATTACCCAGTTCACTGAGATTAACCATTTTCAGGTTAGCCCTGACTTTGTTAGAGATCAGAGGGAGACAGTTTGGGCGGCAATGCCCCCAGCCAAGTTCCTTCCAGTCTGGTCACACGAGTCTGGTAAGAAAGGACTGCAAGAGCTTACCGATAGGTATTTAGACATTGCCCTTCCCGGAGAGGCTTTGGAAGACGCTGTGTGGCTCCCTGGAACCGCTCAGGGGCTCATACGGACCAACGGAACTAGGTTTCATGCCATGGGTACGGCTAGACCCGATAACCTTCGTCAAGTGCCCGTGGAGACCGCCTCAACCCTAGCGTGGCTTTCCCCAATGACTAGAGGCGAAACGATTGTTTGGGATGGAACTAGGCTAGTTCGATACCCCAAGAGTATGAAAGAACAAGCTCGATCTAGGCATAAAGCAATTTATGAAAAAGCTGGGTTAGAGTTCGACAAGATTGTAAATGATGATGCACAAGAAGTTTGTAAATTGGCCGTATGGTCGTTCAATGAACTAGAGATAAGGTTAAGTAAAATGGGCAACATATCCGATATGTTCGAAGATCCAGCCGGTGATGATTACGCGGAAACAACCCCCGTTGTATCGGATAGGTTGGGGGTAGAGATGCGGAAAGTTCAGCCTCGAAATCCAGAGGAAATGGGCAACTTACCCGTCTTTGGATTCGATGTTAAGACGATTGTTGAACGCGATGAGGATGGTAATGATGTCCTCAAAGATGTACCCGTTATTCGATCACATGACACCAGTTTACGTCAGTGCGATACATGTTTTATTGCATCAAATTGCCCAGCTTTTAAACCACAAAACACTTGTGCATTTAAGCTACCAATTGAGGTAAAGACTAAAGAACAACTTAAGAGTTTGATCAATGCAGTTATTGAAATGCAGGGTCAAAGAGTCGCTTTTATGCGTTTTGCTGAAGAAATGAACGGCGGATACTCTGATCCAAACGTTTCACAAGAGATTGATAGATTGTTTAAATTGATTAAAACAACCAAGGAATTGGATGACTCACGGGAGTTCATTAGAATGACCGTTGAACGCCAAGGAAACGCTGGAGTGCTGTCTCAAATTTTTGGTGAGAAAGCTCAAATTTTAAAAGAAATCCCAAATGGTGGGATTAGCGAAGATGACACTACGAAGATAATTAAGCAAGCAATCGAAGAATAAACATATCGTATATGTTCGTGTTTTTAGACATGAATCTATACCTTTGCTAAACAAGCATAAAAGTTGCCGCAGCACCCCATGAAGTGTATGGTCCGCTTGAGTAAAATTACTGTTTCCCACGATGAGAAGAGGATTGAAAATGAATTTGAGTTTCCGCCTAGCAGATGAATTTATAGCTGGATACAAGGGCAAGACCGTTCCTTGGGGTTATAAAGATGCAGCAGGAAACTCGGTGGGAGAGATTACTTTCCTTCGTACCTATTCCCGTCTCAAAGAGGATGGCACCAAAGAGACTTGGGTTGATGTGTGCGAGCGCGTTATCAACGGCATGTATTCATTGCAGAAAGATCATTGCAAGTCCAACAGACTTCCATGGAATGATTCACGAGCTCAGGCTTCTGCTAAGGAAGCATATGACCGATTGTTTAACTTGAAGTGGACACCACCGGGACGTGGGCTTTGGGTAATGGGCACCCCAATTGTTAATGAGCAGAAGAATTCTGCCGCCCTACAGAATTGTGCTTTCGTAAGCACATCGTCAATGACGAAGAACGACCCCGCAAAACCATTTGCCTTCCTCATGGAAGCATCAATGCTTGGAGTAGGCGTTGGCTTTGATGATAAAGGTGCAGATAAGGAATTTACCATCTATGAACCAAGAGAACCAGAAACACTTACAGTCATCCCAGACACCAGAGAAGGTTGGGTCGACTCCCTCACAACCGTCATCAGCTCTTACCTACGGCCAGATCAGAAGATTGCAGGCTTTGATTACAGCCAAATCCGCCCGTCAGGCACACCAATCAAAACTTTCGGCGGAACAGCAGCAGGACACGAACCGCTTTTAAAACTTCATAACCATATTCATAAACTGTTTAAAGGCCGTGCTGGTCAAACGTTAACTCGACGAGATATTGCTGATATTGGCAACATGATTGGCGTTTGCGTTGTAAGCGGAAACGTTCGTCGTTCTGCAGAACTTTTGATTGGTCGCCTTGATGACAAAGATTTCCTAAATTTAAAGAACGCATCTGTATACCCAGAGCGCAACTCATACGATCCAGCCAGCCCCGGTTGGGCTTGGATGAGTAACAACTCAGTAGAAGCATCAGTAGGTGCTGATCTATCAGGAATTGTCGATGGTATTGCCAGCAATGGTGAGCCAGGCGTTGTGTGGATGGACATGAGCCGTAAGTATGGCCGTTTGATTGATCCCGCTAACGATAAAGATTGGCGTGTATCTGGTTACAACCCATGCGCTGAACAATCACTAGAGTCATTTGAAATGTGTACGCTGGTAGAAACCTACCTTAATCGTCACGACAACCTAGAGGATTACAAGCGCACACTTAAGTTTGCTTACTTATATGCCAAGACTGTAACCCTGCTCCCAACACATTGGGAAGAGACCAACGCGATCATGCAGCGCAACCGTCGCATTGGAACATCAATGTCAGGCGTAGCTAACTTTGCGGATATCAACGGATTACCCGTTTTACGTAACTGGATGGACGAAGGTTACGCAATCATTAAAAAGTACGACACTACCTATTCAGAATGGCTTGGTATTCGTGAATCAATCAAGACCACAACAGTTAAGCCATCAGGAACAGTTTCAATCCTAGCCGGTGAAAGCCCTGGCGTTCACTGGACACCGGGAGGAGAATACTTTGATCGTGCTATTCGATTTAGTAATGAAGATCCAATGCTTCCATTATTTAGAATGGCAAACTACCGAGTGGAGAAAGCAAGTGAGTCACCAAAGACTACGTCAGTGGTATTTTTCCCAATTAAATCCGTGGCTAAACGATCTGAAAAAGATGTATCAATCTATGAGAAAGTATCGTTAGCCGCTACAGCTCAACGACATTGGTCAGACAACTCAGTATCTGTGACCGTATCCTTTAACGCAGAGACTGAAAAGGATGATGTAGGAACAGTCCTACATATGTTTGACGGACAACTCAAAACCGTTTCCTTCCTACCAATGGGGAACGAGACTTATCCGCAAATGCCTTACACTCAAATTACAGAAAAAAAGTATGAAGACGCAACTATGAAATTGATGCCGATCGATTTTAGTGGAGTGTACGCAGGCATGGCAGCGGACGCTATTGGTGAAATGTATTGCACAACTGATGCATGTGAAGTTAGGTTGATTAAAGACAACCAGTAAATAGGCATAAAAATACCCCCAGCCATATTGCGGACTGGGGGTATTTTTTATTTAGTTAACTGTTTAATGATTTTACGCAAACGCGTATTTTCTAAAAGAGATAGAACCATTACAAAACATGATGTAGACAATGCAATGATGATTGCAATCATTGTTCCTAGGTCTAATACCATTAGAGTCCCGCGTCAACCTTGTATGTAAGTTCGCCGTCAATAGTGATCGGCTTATCAGTAGTTGCATCCTTTGTGGTTACAACCATCTTAATTGACTTGCGCGGGGTGTTATCAAGTACAACTGACTTAAGATAACGTTTTGCAGCTGATGGGTTAGACCATGCTGTGTTTGTATTTAGATCATAAATGTTATGACCTTCAGTTTGAATAGAGATATTAAGAAGCCAAGCCCCGCCTTTATCAAAGATGGTGTTCTTTGCTAGGTGAGCAGTGAGCGTCTGTGTAACTTTTTTAGCCATTTACTTCCTCCAATTGGTTTGCTGGAAAATGGTACACCCCAAAGTCCATAGCCTCAACTTGCGCTATCAACTTGTGATGACCTTCGTACGCTTGCTCGATTGTTCCGTATCGTTTAGAGATAACAATTTCCTCGTCCTCGTTCCAAACATATGAAACAAAAACTTTAGGCCTAAAATTTGGTTTCCATTTGACCACGCTGAAACTGTTTTTAACCATCCAGTCGTATTCAGGCATGTCAACGCCTGTCCACTTTGTAAGAATACGTAAACCGTTTGTATGTTTTTCTTTAGCAAACGCATACTTACTACTAGATTCAATGCACCATTGTTTCATGGTTATAGCTTTGCCATTACGATCCCAAAAACAAAAATCGTATGGGTTCACCTTATCCTTCTTCATGTAGTTCCTCCTCAAAGAAACATTTAAGTGTCTGTGGATCACGTGGCGTTATGGCGTCGCACTCAAAGCACGACTCCCATGGAATTAAGCGGTGGTGTTCATCAAGATAGCGATCAACAGCATCCATACCACCAGCATTATGAATCTCAATGCACTTATCCTTTAGATTCTTCATTAAGTCTTGCATTTACTTCCACCAATCCACTTATTATCCATTGAACAACAGGCACTGCAACAGCATTACCCATTTGCTTATATCGTTGTGAATCAGACTGTGATGCAGTCCAATCATCGGGGAATCCTTGTAGGCGCTCGCACTCACGTGGAGTTAACCGCCTTACAACAGTTCCTTCTTCGTATGTAAGTGTGTCTTTAGCACGAAGAGCGTTAAGACTTGGAGCAACTTCTTCCTTGGGAAAGTCATACAACTCAAAGTTACCTGCTTGTGCCATATCTTGATCCTGTTCTGTAACTGCCACCATAGGCATGTTGTTTCCACCTGTGCCCATGCGGGCTTGTAATGTATTGATTACGGCGCCTTGCATTCTTATATCATCAACACGATTGCCGTAGAAGATAAGAACTGTGGCGCGAGTATCACCATTGTTTTCGAATGCGTTCAATGTAGGAGTAACCGCCCCCTCAACCCATGTTTCAAAGTCATCAACGTTTTGCGCTCTGCGACTTTTCACGAACCAGTTCGTCATATACAACCACGCTTCCTTCCATGAGTTCTTGGTGATTTGAATAGTTCTTTGCGCCAAAGGCTGTAGTTATAGTTCCTACATTTCCTTCGGGATACACAAGATCGGTAGCATCTTTCCAATCACGTGCTTTTAATGCGCCTGCTTTATGATCTAACTCGTAGTCACCAAAGCCACGCATGCGTGCTATTTTCTTGTCTGATTCTCCAGTGCTTGATGAAGAGCCTCGGGAAGTTTTTTCCCTCTTCGTGTTGCTCGTCTCAAGATGCCCTCGCATGCCTTCAACGAGAGCGAGTACTTCTGCAGATGCTCGCCCGTCATCTCCAAGACATCCGACAATGAAGACTCTGCGACGTCTTTGGGCGACTCCGAAGTACTGAGCGTCCAAAATCCTGTAACTGACCCCGTACCCGCGCTCAACCAACGCTTGGATGACGGTTCCCATATCTCGTCCGTCGTTAGATGACAGCAAACCGGGGACGTTTTCGAGGACGAACCACTTCGCTTTCGTTTCGTCGAGGATGCGACAGATTTCCCAGAAGAGTCCTGACCTAGATCCAGCGAGTCCTGCTCGCTTTCCCGCAACGGACAAGTCTTGGCATGGAAATCCTCCGACAATAATTCCGTCACTACCGTCGAATCCGAGTTGTTTAAGTTGATCACCTGTTACATCCTTTACATCGTTGATTATTGTTGAATTAGGAAAGTGTTGTGCCAACACCTTTTGTGCGTACTTATCAATTTCACATGATGCAACAACAGTTACACCAGCTCGTTCTAGTGCGAGATCAAACCCGCCTACACCTGCAAATAACGATACTGCTTTCATGCAATTTCCCTTCGGTTTGCGCTATAAAAAGAACGTTCATCGGCGCTTAAACCGCCCCATACACCGTAGTATTCAGGAGTAGTTAAAGCGTGGTTTAAACATTCATTTTTAACTGGGCAACCTTTACAAATTGCCTTTGCTTCGTTTTCTTGTCTAGTTTTATTTGGCCCTCGGACACTTGTTTCTAAAAAGAACAATTCAGTGTTTTTACCAACGCAGTTTCCTTTATGTTGCCACGCCCATACATCCGCAATTGGTCTTAGTTTTTCATATGTGTTTATTGTCATATTGACAACTCCTTTTCAATAGCGCGAACGGTTGCACATGGATACATGTAAGAAAGAACTGGATTATCAATTTCACATCCGCATACACCGCTTTCAAAAGGAGCGTGTATTTCCAACACTGCACGAAGTGCAATATACGGATGCTCTAAAGTTCTACTACTCATATACGTTGGACTATTTACAGCCTCTATTAATTCATTGTGTGTCATTTGTAATCCCCTTCTTTAGGATGCGTAACCCTTCCATTTCTTTTTTACATTGTGGACATGATTCCGCTAATTCAAATTCTTCTCCGACGTATGAACGCGATACACCACAGCCGTTAATACATACCATTGTGGTATTCATATAATTCATCCACCAAGCCATTAGTCATCCTCAGGATCAGTTAGGTAAGTTAGTGAGGATTCTGCCGTTTGCAGGAACTCGATAATTTCAACAATATCTTGCTCACTCAATGGACGAGGTAACTCTCGTAGAGCAACCCGAGCAGCGACAATATTGGCACCAACAAAGCCCTTAACGGTTAATGTTGCACTGCCTTCACCATTGATACCGGGTACATAGCCTTTCTCAAGAAGATCCAATAGGACTTTCTCTCTAGCATCTATAGCCATAGTTTTCTCCCTTGTTTGGCTTAGGAGGCCAACCTACTCCTCAGCTAGTATCTAGCGCAAGTGAGTTTGCATACATTTACCATGTGACTTACAACACAGCGCCCTGTGGAAATACGGCCCTTTACATTTCCTTGTTTTAATTAGAGAGAGCATATTCAAGAGAGAGATATAAGAGAGATAGATATCCAATTACTTATCTCTGCTTCCTTAATCTCTCCACAGCCTGAGATGGCGATCAAAGATATATGCAATATCGAAGATATACGCATAGTTTCACGTGAAACAAGCATTTGACCTGGTGGCACGACTGCTCATCGTCTCGCATGCTGAGACAGTAGCCTAGCCAGCTCCTTCGGAGCTTGCATGCCTCTCTCTCTTCTCTCTCTCTCTGCATGAATGTGCCAGGATCTTCGATCCTCTCTCTCTCTTCGAGATTGCTCATTCCGGCTCATAAAACTTGAGTCGATCCGACTCAACTCTCTCCATGTGATGGCCATCACAGCAGACTCTATTGACATCGATGTCTCTCTTACCCTATCCCGAAGGGATAAGGGGAGGGTGGGTCAACACAAACATTTGGAAATATGGGTGTAGGCAAACAACCAAACAATAAATGGGCGCTCGCCAAAAGAAAAGGCGCCCAACCCCGGGCTGTGTGGGGATGGACGCCGTGATGCTCGATCCGTTAGGAGAGCAACTCTTCTTCAGTTAGCTGATCGATGCGATCGAGCCCCTCCTTAAGGACCCGATCCATCAGCTCTTGAAATTCATTCTTCATCAATCTCATCCAATGTCTCCCATAGGATGGGCTCTAGGGCCTTAGCGGCCGCATCAAGCTTAATCTGCAGGTTACTCTTCATATGAGATCCAATCATTAAGGTGATGCGACTCAATTATTGCATAGGCCGGTGCGTGATCCTGGCCTTTCCACTTAATCGGCGATGGTAGCGCGATCAATAGATCGGTGTCTCCATCGTTATATGCCACGATGGCATCCATGCATGGATCCACCATCTCATACGGTACCGGTGGGTAATGATTACTACGTAGCTGGATGGTGATCTGGGCCCGTAGATCTAAGCCCAAATCTCCTCCCGCTAGCTCTCTTGCTAGTGTTGATCCCATTCTTGCTCCTTATTTCTTAGATATCGAGAACGATATATTGACTTTACCCTCTACGCAAATCCCGCATGCAATGCAGGCTCCGTTTAGAGGTATTTGCTTACGTTGCTCAGGGCATATTGCAGACTTCTCTCCAATAAGTTTAAGCGCTCCACGGGCCCGATCGAAAGTCTCATCGAGACTAGCGATTAATATCCCGTGCTCTTTCAACCGTGCTGCGGCCTCGAAATTCTCGCTATCTCCGGAGAAATAGAGAGAAAGATTCTCCATGCCCTTAAGCATGTACGCGGCCGATTCTACCCGTGTGTATACCCAAAATTTAACATCCGGGTTATTAAGGATGACGTGTTTCCACGCGAATGCGTACTCACCATTAAAGAAATCCCCGTCCCAATGGATACGGAATGACTTAGGCGCATTCCACTTATCGCATTCGGCCTTGAATTCCTCGATCATCTCCATTAGGAGATTCTCCATAGTGTCATGGTCTGCATTCTTAAGTAAATCCCAATTGTGTGTGAGATTCTCTCTAACGCCTGGATATAGCTTCTCAAGCTTGCCCGCATAACATATGCGTTCGCATATACTAGTGGCGCCCGGACATGAGTACTCTCTCCCGGACGGTAGCCCGAAAGAATTCGCAATACGTACGTTTCCACCCGCGGTGAGTGAATTCGCAACCTTGCGGTCCTTACTACGTTTTAATTTCATGACAGCCCTTTCTTTTATTGCTAACCGTATATTGACACGTCAACCGTCGAATGTATATAGAGTCTGCAGACTCTCTCTTGTGAGCTACGTCACACGGCCAGGGATCTCTCTTTATATATATTTCCCATAATGAGGGAGGGTGGGCTTCAACACAAACATTTCGGGCATGGCAAAACCCCCACCGCGCAAGCGCAGCAGGGGCCTCGTTTAAATCCAGCCGTTGTATTGCTCGATGGCCCAGTCATACATCGGGCCTTCCGTAATCTCCTCGCTAACTAATGCGTCATTGAAGTAGGTAACGGTTATCTCATTGAGCTCCATATCCTCTTGAATCTGAACACCGTCAGTATCTGAGAAGAATAGAGACATGAGATGGAATCGGTTAGGGCCAGTCTCTGCATGAGTAACCGGGTTGGTATCGTCCATCGCATCCCGGTCTTCATCCGTGTATGCCAGGATCGCCGCTTCTCTTTCAGCTCTTGGGTTATATGGCACTTTCATCCTCCGATGGTGGGAACGATTCGTTATAAATCATGAAGTATGCAGAGCTGAGCCCTTCAGCTACACCTTCTGCATATTTTCTCTCCATCGATTCCATAGCGTCGGAGAAGCCACCGGCCTCTTCAGCTTCGTACAGCTCGCCATACTCAGTCCAAGCGGCCGTGATGGCCGCCTGAACCTTGAAGCGAGTCATGAGGTCTTGGGATGGAGCTACGTTCATTGCTCTTCCCAATCAGCGCTCTCTACCGACCAATCGTCGAGGGTGGTATCTCCACCGTAGACATCGATAGAAAGTTGGTCTGAGACCAATTGGTCTGCATCGAAGTCTTCCAGCTCATCGAGCGGCACTTCGTGTGACATGCAAACCGTAAGGGTTGCGGTGATGGAGACGGTCTGAGTAGGTTGAACACCCAGGATCTCGCAGAGCTCTGATAGCACGGTGGATTTTTCCACCTCAGAGCGGTACCAACTATCGGCGGTTAGGCCTTCGGTAATACGTGAGAGCTGGCGACTATAGTTAGTTATGCCATTCTCAAGTGATTCGATACGAGCTATAAGCTCGGTGCAGCTGAGCGTGGTTAATTCGCTCATGCGCTTACCCCCTTCAGCATTGCGTTGAGCTCGGCCTTGATTCGGCGAGCTGTATCACCCCGCCATGAGGTGAGATTAGCAAGTGCATACATGACGATAGATTCAGCACTATCTTCGTAGTAGCGCTCGCTCAGCGATTCAAGCGACTTCATTGGAGTGACGTAGGCTTCGGCATAGTAATACCATTGCTTATCAGCACACTCTCTTTCAATTTCAATTGCAATCTCTCTTAGAGAACGCATTTTCAGCCCTTCTGTAATCGGTACTTCCGCTTACAAGGAGAACATTACGTGCTCAGTCTCTCCGTGTAAATAGAGTTTGCAAAGAATTTTTTCGCGCTCTCTCTCCGAGGGCTCCGTTTGCCTTTATTACCCAAAGCCAGATGTTTGTGTCGGCCCACCCTCCCCTCTTTGGGATATTTATTAAATAAAAAAAGCTCCCACCAGGATCCGCTAGGGTGATCCCGGTGAGAGCATTCAGCTTTTTCAGCTTTTAAACTGTGGCCTTGATGTATTTATCGTGGCCGTTATGGACCCCTTCTGGAAGAGGTTTTGTGATATCGATTGCGAAAGACTGAGTCTTACCGTCATCGAATTGGAAGTGGGAGTAGCGCCACGGATGCGGTTCGGGAAAGTGACGAGCAACTTCTGAATATTGCATGACACCATCACGTACTGAGTATTGCCATTCGGCTCCATCTTCACCGCGGAATTCCACGTATGAACCTGTTTTGCAGAATGGGGCAACGACCGCCAAGAATAAATCTTCTTGGCCCGTTTTGCTGGAGTAACCATCGAGTTTAAAACTACCGTCGGTTGACGTAGTCTCGAACCCTAGGTCGTTGAATATTCTCTCCGCACTCTCTGCGTTGAGGATACTTTCGTCGCTCATCCATGAGAACCAAGATTCTCCATTAGATGAACCGCCACGTTTAATGGCGTGATATTTGGTAGGCATTTCTTTCAACGCCTCTAGCACTTCTGCGGTTTCGGGAATTTCCCAATCGGCATCAGTTAGGTCAATGTAATAACCCATATGTAAACAGCCCCTTTCGTGAGGTGTAGGCGAACTCTCTCATGCTGGCCGTGCTCGTGTAAATAGAGTTTGCAGACTAGTTTTGCCAGGATCCACCGGGCAGCTGAGTCTCTCTTACATACATACTCCCTATAAACGGGGTGGGAGGGCCAACACAAACATTTGCGCGATCCGCGCCGCTTGGATCCTGGGCAGCGGCAGACAGAGCCCGGGTTGCCCCAGGCCCTGCCGCTTGCTAGGTGCGGGTTCTTACTTACGACATTGGGCTAGAACTCCCGCAAACTGCCCCTGTTTCGATTACTTATAGATATTGCGAGATTGACTTCATAGTCGAGGCATTTACATATTCCTCGTCAGTCATACGCAAGATATTTAGAGCGTTGGTGATTTCCTCAACCTCAGCCTTGACTTGCCACTCCGCACGACTTTCGTGTTCGCGATTTGGCTCGATAGGGAAGTCCCCATCTTTGGTAGAGAGGTCAAAGTCGATATTGACTTGATTACTCCACGAACGATAATTAGCACGAAGATTCTCTGCTTTAGAGATGCGAGCAACAGCCCACTTCTTCATTTCTTCACTCCAAGCCTTGTGTTCATCTTGGAACTTTGCTTCAGCCTCGCCCCGATTGTCCCACTCGGTTTGAGTCTTTACGAGTCTTGCTTCCAACGCGGCAATTACTTTTGCGGTTGGCACTTTCACAGACATAGCCCTAGCCATATCAACAGCCCTTCTTGTCGGATACTTGGCTTCTCCAACAGATGAACTCTCCCACGCAGCGCACCCACTTGTAAATAGAGTTTGCGAACTATTCCTGGGCAACTCTCTCCTCCTAATTCCCTGAAAGGGTTAGACAGGGTGGGAGGGCTGTCCAACACAAACATTAGGCATCGGGAAATATTATTTGGCGCCCTAAAAAAACAGCTGCCTGGATCTCAGCTGCCGGCGCCAGGATCCGGAAATTAAAAAAGCCCCCCGGCATTTCTGCCGAGGGGCTTCGGGGCTGAAGTTACGCGAACTCCAACTCGGTTTCAACCTCAAAGGTTTCTGCAACCTTTGGGTGAAGTTCAACGCGCAATTGCGCGAGTGCGGTGGCTGGCCAACCAGCCTTGTAAACACGCTCAAACAATTTTGCTAGAGCATATTGTGGGTCAAGCAATTGTGCTTGAACTAATGATACGAACGCGAGTTCGCTATCGCCAGCCTCATAATAGAAGGCAGACAATACAGTGTAGAAGGGAGCGCGAGCGCCCTCATCTACTAGCGGAAGGATAGAGGTTACGAATTCAATCGCACCCTGAGCACCGAAGGTCGTTGGAGCATGACCTAGGAGATAATCGCGGACTTGTAAGTCTTTGATACTTTCAACGAACATATTCACCGAAGTAGTCGGCAAGGGTTCGTTGCTTGCGTAGGCTTCTACGATTTCCGTATAAGCCTGAAGTGCTTGTTTATTCGTTAGCACTTTACAGCCCCTTTCAATCAACGCACCTTGCGCTGATAGGTAGAACATTATGCGCTCGCTCTCCTACTTTCAATAGAGTTTGCAAACTATTTTTTCGAACATCTGTTCGAGCTTGCGCCCGGCATCTCTCCAACAACTCCCTTACGAAGTAAGTCAGAGACAGGGAGGGTGGGTCTCAACACAAACAAAAAAGCTCGCAGCTCCCGGCGCGGTGCCAGGATCCACGAGCTTTTTGGTTGAGCACTTTTAACTCATGCTCAGGAGTTTTCAATCAGGGGGCTGATGAAACCTTTACTTGTCCCAATCGCTCGGGGACATAGGTTGTCCAACGAGTTTCAAGGGCAGGTGTTACCAACCGCAAGCGAACGGATCCAGTATCGTTCGGGACTATCTCAAGGATAATCCCTTCGACACCCGACTTCTGAGTGACATACTTGTCACCGATTTCTAATCTAGGCATTGAGTGTCCTCACTTCCCCACCTTGTGGGTGGTCTTGTGGTAATGCTAAGCCGAATATAAATCCGCCACCATTACCTTCAGGGTCTTGTGAGATAGAGATAATCCCAATCTCGCCATCTGCGAACTTGACTTCGAACTCAGGGAAACCATCTCCCATATCGTCCTCAGTATTCATGCCAACGAACTTCACAATCTTTGCTCCAACGAAAGAGCCGTAATACTTATTCCAAAAATCGTTTGCCATGCTAACCCCCTAAGAAAATATCAACGCGACTTGCGCTGATAAGAGAAACTTAAATCATCTACTGAATAAATACAATAGAGTTTGCAAAAGAAAAGCGCCCCATTTCTGAGGCGCTTCCCTTCGACGGATTACCAACTAGACTGATATTCGAAAGACCAATGCCAGCCGTCTTGCGGAAGTGCTAGGCACTTATCCACAATCTGAATTGTGCGATTAAGATTTTCGTAATACCAATCGTCGCGTTCGGCATTACCAAAAAAGAAACCAGCAGTAGGTTCAAGAACACCACCACCAGCACCACCAGCAGGAACTAGAAGTTCCAAACTGCATGCTTCCTTCAACTTCATTAAGTCGGTTGGTTCAACATAGTACGGCTTGCAATCATCTTGCCCTTCTTGGACATTCTGAACGAACCAACTATGAATGGCATTAGCCTTGCGCCAATACCCAACAGTAAAGACGAGTTCAATCGAAGGAGAACCCTCGTCAATCTCGACTTCAGGATAAAGAGCGCGTAGTCTTTGGTACTCGCTCGTATCCTTCTCATGCGACCAACCGCTAACATACTTCTTAGCGTGGAGATACATATCAAGACCCATAACAGCCCCAATCTATAATGGCTTGCCTTGTTGCTTGCCATGAGAGAACTCAATCATCTACCACCGACATATTCAATAGAGTTTGCAGACCAATTTCTGCCCGGCGTCTCTCCCCCTTCCCTTTAGGGATTAGGAACAGGGAGGGCGGGTTCCAACACAAACATTTGGCGCCCCGGCGCGGCGCATAAAAAAAGAGCGCCCGCCAGGATCAGCGGACGCCCTTCTATTTATATTTGGTCTACGATTTGATGAAACTGCACGAACTCTTGGAACTGAGAAGCTCCGAGCATGCGGCTCACTTGAACCAGGCCTTGCAGCATGGACTGAGCTTCCTCGAGCTCAATCCCAGCTTGAACCAATCGGTGAGTAGTCATATCCAGTAGGAAGGTGTTAAAGCCTTCGAGGTGTTTATCTACGAATTTGATCTCGTCTGCGGTTTCTACTCCGCCAGCCATGAAGTGAATCATTTTCTCTAAGTCCTCGCGTTTCATTACGCCTCATCCCATAGAAGGTCGGTTGCTTTGCGAGTTGAGTGGTATCCGCCGTTAGGGTAGATATTCTCCACAGCGTAGGCGAGAACATGGTTCTCCTCGCACAGATTACAGACAAGGTGAGATTGCTTCTCGAAGACGGGCTTGCGAGTGTCTTCTACCTTGTCGAAGTTGTAAGCGGTTATCTCTTGTTCAAGAGTTCCCACTTTGCCGACGAATACATAAGCGAGGAGATAGGACATCTCGCCTGCCTTGCGGTCGAAGTAGTTCTTGCATATCCAACACGCGGTGCGGTTGGCTAGTGCTTCGGCTTGCGCCTTTCTGAATTCGGTTCCTTGTGTCATTTTGCCTCCCAATTCCATTTGCAAGACAACCCGTCCTCCGTTTGGTGGCAGGTTGATTGGTCGATTACTTGGTGATGAGTAAGTAGGAAGTTTGCCCCCATTACTAGAACGCCAGCGAACAGCGCCATTGTGAAGAATATGTAGAACGCGAGAACGCGCTCGCCTCGTCGGTTGAGTTTCATGCGCTCACCTTGCAAGCCTCGATGAAGCGGTGAGTGTCGAAGCGTGGGTTAGTGTCGGCTAGTGCGTAGGCAAACTCGCGAGTTAATTCGTCGAGTGTTGCGGTGTCATTGTGTGGCTTGCGTTGTGCTTTGATTACTTGAGCGATTAACTCGAAGTCCTTGCGTGTCATATACAGCCCCTTTGCGGTTCGTTCGCACTTGTGTGCGATAGGAGAAACATACGCGAGCGCATAGGGTCGGGTCAATAGAGTTTGCAAGATAGTTATTCGAACAGGTGTTCGAGCTGGTCTACCCCCCAGCAGACCCCCCCACCCTTAAACGACACGCCCGAGAGCGGGGGGCACCAGGTATCAAAAACTGGTGACGTATTTTTGGTCTATACAGTAGCCGCGCATCGTTACACGAGATCGCGTTTGTAGACATTGCACTTGGCATGTGCAGGTTTTACATTCTCGAGCACGTCAGCTCCACCTTTACTAATTGGCAATACGTGATCCAAATGCAGTCCTCTTTCCCAACCGGGATCGCCGCATTGCCGTGAAACCTTGAAATCGATTGGCTCATTGCAGATGTGGCAGTCATAGCCCCATTTGCGAAGAACATCATCAGTATTGTAAAACTCAAAGCCATTTGCTTGAATTCGCTTATCACGTCTTCTGTTTTGACCCCTGCTCCACTCACGAGTCTTCTCAGGATTCTTACGAGCATACTCTCGCATATATTTAGCAACATAGGCTTTACACGGATCACACGCAATACCGTTTAATTTTCTACACCTATCGTAGTCACCCATGGCAACACCATGCTGGTTTTTCTTTTTAACTCGCTCAGCACGTTTTTGCTTTAAAATCTCTTCTTGTTCTGCTCTAGCAATTGCTCGTTTAGTTTTGATAGCAATTGAACGCTCAATCTGCGCTTGACGTCTAGCATTGGCTCTTTCTGTAATTTCTTCTCTAGATTCTTTAGGCTCGCGATCTGTGATGATAATTGGAGGATAACCAACAGCCTTAGCTCGTTCTTTAATTTGAAGGTACTCCTTGTACCTCTTGACTTCGATTAACTTGTAAAGATCGATAAGGAGAGCTTTTCTAGCTTTCTTTAGTTTTTTAGGCGCGTTTGTTTTTTCCTTGTATTTTCTACCCGCTACCGCGTTTGAATCCTTGTTGTAGTGGGCTCTGCGGTAGATGTTGTGAGCATCCTTACATGGTTGACACTTTTCTTCCTTGTAGTACTTATGGCGCTTATAGCCCGCCTCGGTCCCACATGGCTGTACTTCTCTCATAGGGGGAATACTAACATGGGGAAATTTGCCACACAGTAGCCCGCCTGCTATGTTCTCCCCATGGCAGATTGTAATTGTTGTACTGATCCAGAGTGCTGTACTTGCTATTGTGACGATTTGCAGAATGTCTGCAAGGTATGTGACCCTAAACTGAAATGTAAACTTGCAGATACCTTCTGCCCCTATCGAGATGTGAATACCCTTAATGATTGATTTAGACAAAATTGCTGGAATCTTTTCTGCCGCTTACGACAAACTTGATTCAGAGGATTACCAAACCCTACTTCCTGAAGATAAGTTGATCCATTCAGGTATGTCCATACAACTTCAAAACTTAATTCAATCCATGGGTAAAGCCCTAGAAGTTGAAGATATGGGTCAGTGGTACTACGACTGCGGAATGAGAATTTGCGGATCTAAGCAGTACACATGCGAATCGTGCAAAAATGGGGAACCTCTCTAGTACTCTTTATACATGGCTAAAAAGCAGGAACGCTACAAGAAACTCCCTCCCCTTAAAGGCAAGAAGGTTGCCCCTATGGGTAAAGGTGGAGGAAGCCGTGAAGCTAAATTAAAACCTGCAGAAATTGCTGAAGGATTAGCCGCTTCAGAAAAGATTGCTAATCGCCCTACTAAAGATTTTTCTCGTGATGAGTTGGCTGCATTGATGCAGACTGCGCCCGGTGAGGCTGAACCTCGTCAGATTAAGACACAGTCTCGTCAGTTCAATCGAGTCTCTAGTGACATGCCTGAATCAGTTGTTTTTGACAGAGTTATAAGCCCAGCGCAAGATCGTGCAAGAAACAAGCCGATGTCAGTTAAAACCCCAAAGATTGATGAAAACGACTAGTTTCATTCTGTAGTACTATTCCGTTTAGATCCTTAGGAGGAACTATGTGGAATAAGTTTAGGAATTGGCTTAAGGCCGGTTCAACCAATGTCATTAACATGACAGCAGAAGATTTTGATGGAATTGCCGATGAGATGTATAAAGTCATTGAGTGGAATTTGCATGACAATCATCCAGCCGCATTAGAAGCACTAGAGGTCATTGCAGAAGCGTATGAAGATGCTGCATCGATCCTTCGTAACGCTTAATCTGCAAAGCGGCCAATATGCAACAAACAAAGACAGAGAAAGCCTACTGCAGTACCTGTGGTAATTGGGCTGACAATTGCAAGACAGTAATCGTCTATGGAATACCAGAACGAGTCTGCGAAGATTGCCGAATCAGTTAAGGGTGTATCGCACCTATATTTGCCCGCGTTAAGCTAAGTGCTTGATGTCCCATAGCTCAGTTGGCAGAGCGAGCGACTGTTAATCGCTAGGTCCTTGGTTCGAGCCCAAGTGGGACAGCCCAAGAAAAAGGAGAAGTAAATGGTAGATATCGTGTTCTTGACACCGGGTCCTAACGTAGAGATGCTTTATCTAAAGAGCATGCTTAAAACTATTCAAGTTCTTGAGAGTAAAGGGATTACTTGGGCTTTTTACGGAGAGTTCTCTTCACACGTAGCCGTTGCTCGTGAGATTACATTTGATATAGCCAAAGATGAAGAATGCAAGGTTTATTTTTGGATTGACTCCGATATTGTTTGGAAACCTGAAGATGTAGTAAAACTCTATGAATCTGATAAAGATGCTGTATCTGGATGTTATTTTATGAGGGAGGGACAAATTGCTGCCGCAACTTACGAGGGCTTTGTTGAGGGTTACACGGTTTGTGTAACAAAAGATTTATTTAAAATAAAATATGCGGGTATGGGGTTTTTTGCGGTTAAGGCTCATGTTATGAAAAACATGACTGAACTAAAGTTTACCCCAACCGTGCTCGATGATATTGAGGGCGAAGATGCAGCGTTTTGTAAAAAAATAGTTGACCAGGGTTTTGATATCTGGCTTGACCCTACGGTACATCTTGGTCATATGAAAAAAGTGCAAAAAGTCATCTAAATAGTCCCAGATCGTCTAATGGCAGGACGGGTGCCTCTGGAGCATCTAATCGTGGTTCGAGTCCATGTCTGGGAGCAAATGCTCTACCCTGTATTCCATGTTTATGGTTTGGCTTATGGATCAAGAAGATAGGGACGATGAAATCGGCGCCCTTAGAAAACTGCTGTACAAAGACTACAATAACGGTTGTTTACCTTCTATAACTGATACAAAAGTAATTGGGCTTCATTTCTTTACAAAACACGAATCCGTATATTGGGATGTTCTAAGTATGTTTTCTAAAGCCCTTAAGACATACGACCAGCCTTTAGACATATAAACTTTACTTATGGCTAAAGAGCGTAAAGATAATAAGGATTGGAAAGCCTCCCGTCCACCCGAGGGTGCATCTAGTGCTGAATTTGCGGCATGGGCTAAGCAAAACCCTAATCGAATTGCAAATGCAAATGAACGCCTAAAAGAATTTAATACAGAACCAACTACGGCAACTTCCGCTAACACCCCAGCTCGTGATGAGGTTGTTTCAAAGTGGAGGGCTAATATGCCACAAGGCGGAGCTGGTGTTGCCGATAGCGCTGAAGGTGCAGAAAAGCGCCGTAAAGACTTTATTACATGGGCACAGTGGAATCCTAATAAAGGCTCTAATGCTCGTCGTGCAAAGAAGAAGTCATGAATCCATCACAAGGGCAGTTTGATAACGTAGTTAGTTTTGAACAAAAGAAAGAAAGAAAAAATCAAGACGCCATGGCGGCTAAATCTCCTTTTGGTCCTATTCAATCTAAACTTGTAAAACCAGTTACTGAAGCACCTTCTGAAGATCGTGCGTTAGCTAATCCTGGAAAAGAAGTTCAAATGGATGAAGATAAGTCAAATGTTTGATCCAGCATTAGGTAAAACTCGCGAAGAACGCGCTTTTGGTAAAAATGCTAATAGCAAGCGTGCTCAAGAGTTTTACGGAACTCGCAAGGTAGAGAAGGGCATGTACTCAGGTCCTCGTGCTAGTTATGGTAGATATCAAGTTTCAACTCAAGCAACAGATGCTTTAAACAAAAGTGGAAGGGGAATATAATGACTAAGGGACTTAAGCCTAAAGTTCGTTTTAACCCAATCCAAATTAAAGATGGAAAGATTGTTCGTATTCGTAAAGACGGTAGAATTGCTGCCGTACTTGATACTTATCCAAAATCAAAGTAAGGTTTAAACATGGCTAAAGACAGAGCAAATGACCCTAAGCGTCAAGTAGTATTTCGCAGAGGTGAAGACCAGACAGCATTGTGGAATCGCGCTAAAGAACAAGAGCAATCACATGTAAAATCTGATGCCGATCGTGGCGGATACATTATTGGTTTAAATCCACAGATGACAACAGATGAAGTTAAGACCATGGGCGAAATGCCAGTAAGCGCTAAAGGACTTCGTATGGGAGCAGATGCTAAGCATTGGCTTGATCGTAGTCGGAAAAGCAGATACGGAAACGAATAATGGCTGAAACAAAGAAGTTTGGACCTTACAAGGGCTCTGACGCTAATGGAGGACGCCCTATTTATGTCTACAAGAAAAAAGTAGATGGTAAATGGGTTACTACTTCAAAAAATAAAGCCCGCGCTGATTACGAGTCTAAAAACGGAAAAATCAAATCTAAAGACATTACCGTGGATCACAAAGACAACAATCACAGCAATGACAAGTCAAGCAACCTTCGTGCCATCTCACGCAGTAAAAACACCGCTAAAGAAAATAAACGTCGCGCTGGTAAAAAAGAAAACGAAAAATGAAATCGGATTCAAGCCAGTTTGATGAGTATCAACTTCCGGGCGATGAACCTGTTAAAAAAGAAAAGATGTCATCAGAGCGCCCTGATACTAGTGAATACATGATGGCACCGGGTCGTAAACTTACTCAAGACCTCAGTGAGTATTACAATAAGGGTGGCTATCAATACGGCAAGACAAAAAAGAAAAAGAAAAGCTAATATTTAGTTGGACGATAAAGAACGCATAAAGCGGTGGACTTGCGAGTTCTGCGGTAAAATTTACGTAGTGCCAGGATTAGCCAGAGATTGCGAACTTAAACATTTGCAGGAAGATGACGATTATGAAAAATAAAAAGAAACGTCATAGACAGCACGATAATGTGTCTATGAACGAACGTGGTCATCTTAGAATTGGTGGGGTTGTAATACCTTACTATCCTGCGTATATGTGGGGTGGCATGGGCTCTGGAACAACTAATGCTGATACAACAACTAGTGAGGGAGCTGAGCATGCAGGAACAGACGCTGGAAGTACAGCCGGATCGGGTTCTGACGGCGGAGGATCGATGTGATTCATGCGCTGCTGCGGCAAAAGTAGTAGCAACGTTTCTTAACGGTGAACTGATGTTTTGCGGTCACCACGCTAGAAAATTAAGATTAGAAATAAAATCAAAATCAGCTTCAGTTTATGATCCTGAGGAAGAACTGATTTTTAGTACTTTAAAACATAGCTAATATAGTAAAATAAAGTTGTCGAGGGAGAAGACAACTGAACGCTTCACGTCCATTCGTAGTATTGAGACGGTATTTTAAAAAGTTACACTTAATAATAAGCGGAGGAATTATATTCCTATCGCTCTCTTTGGCTACCTCCGCACAAGCAGATGAAGTTACTCCTGTTTCCAGCGGCCCGACTCAAGATATTGGATCTTCTCCTGATCCTTTAACCAATTCTGGTACAACTTCTGGTACTTCTCCTTCTCAGGATAATACGACTGGATCGAACCAACAGCCCAACCCATCAGAAACGGCACCAATAGTAGTAGTTCCAACAGTAACCTCCGTAGCACAAAAAATTGAGACGGCTACTGTAACATTAAACACGGCAATTGAAGTTGCGAGTCCTGCTCAAGAAACCTCTGCCGCAACCCAGATTACTGCGGCTCAAACAGCCATTACCACAGCCTCTGCCGCATTAGAAACAGCAACAGCATCCGCACAGGCTGCAACAGCGGCTACAGCGCTTGTAGCGCCCGCACAGGCGGTTGTAGATAGCGCTACGGCCGTAGTGGCAGATAAAACTAATGTAGTTTCAATAGCGACGGATAGCGTTACTAATGCTCAAACTTCTTTAACTACAGCACAGAGTGCTCAACCTGCTTTAGATGCTAATGCTGCTTGTACACAGGGATCTGCTTGCGTTGACTTTTATAACAAAAACGCTGAACTAGGCCCTTTGCATGACCAAATTGCTCCAGCCCAAGCAGCAGCAGATGCGGCAGTTATTGCAGCACCCATTGCTCAAGCGGCAGCGGATGCGTCTCAAGTAACCGTTGTAACTAATGGCGTCAAAGCAACTACGTACGCATATAGTGGAAGTACAGCTACACCACTACCTACAACAGAAACAACACCACTTTCAACAACAACAGTTCCTTACATATCAGCTAGCTGGGGAAGTGGGCAAGTTCTTAATTCAGGACGAGTAGACAATGTAATTGTTAAATATGAGGGAACTATTACTGTCCCAGAAGAAGCAGTTGCGGTTAAATACGCCGTTTACTCAGATGATGGCGCAAAACTATATTTAGATGGTGTTCTTGCTATTAATAACTGGAGAGACCAAGGCGCTACTTGGAGTCAATACTCACCTACGTATAACACCACTACAGATAAACAACAAGACTTTGTGCTTTGGTACTACGAACATGGTGGTGGCGCTAACGTAACATTAGGTTGGGGTATTACTCGATCTGACGGTACTGGCTATTGGACTAATCCGGGAACTACTGCTTTTAGTGCAACAACTACAACTAAAGACCCAGTATTAGTCGCTGCCGCAGCAGCCGCACAAGCTGCTATCCCTACAACTGCTCAAGCTGCTGTAGATGCTCAGGCCGCATATGATTCAAAGCTAGCTGAAAGAAACGCTGCTTGGGACTCTTATACAGCAGCTATGAGCGCTGCAAATGCGGGTACACAGGCTATTGCTGCTGCACAGGCTGCGTATGAAACCGCACAACTAAATTTAACAACAGCTCAAGCAAACTTAACAGTTGCACAAGAAAACCTAACAGTTGCCAACACAAACCTAACAACAGCAACAGTCAACGCAGAAACTGCCACAGCAACTGCTACAACAACAATATCAACAGCAAATCAATCAGCGGATAACGCTATTCTTGCGGTGTCTCAGGCAGTTCAAGCGATTCAAGCTTATGTGCCGCCAGCACCCCCAGCGCCTGCACAGCAACCTCAACAGCCGAGCGAACCGACTCCTGTAGTTGATCCCGTTCCAAGTCCTCCTGCTCCAGAAGTTGTTCCACCAGAAGTTCCTCTGAACCCTGATCCAACCACTGATCCACAGCCTGACGAGCCTCCTCTACCGCTAGATCCCATACCTTCTGAAAATCCTGACTCTCTTGATCCATCACCTACTCCTGATCCCGTAGTAGAGCCTCAACCTGAGCAGCCGCAAGACCCAGCACCCGAACCTGCTCCTGAGCCAGAACAAGAACCCGCTCCTGAGCCTGCTCCAGAGCCTGAATTAAATCCTTCACCTGAACCTCCTGTAGAAGCCCCGAGTGTAGCAGAGGAAGTTGCGGCTGCTGTAGATGATTTGTTAGCGGACGGAAAACTCTCTGTCGCTGATGGTGAGAAGTTACTTGATGCTCTAAACGCTGACGGAGAGGTAAGTAAAGAAGAAGTTAACTCTCTGTCCGATGCTTTAGCGGCTGATGGAAAACTTACCGCTGCCGAAAAAGATCTTGTAGCCGAAGCCCTTATTCAGTCTGTTGCAGAGGGTGACACCCTTACTAAAGAACAAATTAAAGACGCTGGTATTGAGTATGGGGACCTTCCACCAGAGACCCCAGTCGAGGTTAGGCAGGATGAAAAGGGTAACGAAGTTATAATTACAGCAGACGTTGCTGCGGCCCTAGTTCTACTAGAGAGCCCATCGGAATTAGTTGGCGCAATATTTAGCGACCCAGGACAAGCACTTCAAGCACTCGGATCTATTGGTGCAGACATGTCCCCACAAGAACGTGAAGAAGCACAAAAAATGGTAGTTGCTGCCGTTATTGCAGGTAATGCTGCAATCAACGCAGTTGGTGCCGCAGCCGCAGCTGCTGGAGGATCCACATCAGGTGGTAGTCGTTCTGGCGGAAGTGGTGGAGGAAATTCTGGAGGCGGAGGCGCGTCTGGAGAAACAAAAGGAGTCAGGAGAAGGAAGCCTTGAAAAAAATACTAACAGACATGATTGATCAACTGTGGACACTTCTAGGAATGTTCATTGCTTGGGTAGTACTTGATGGTTCCGCAAAAACCATTGTTGGCTACGCAATTGTCGGAACACTATTTGCATGGGCCGTTACCTATCCGATTCGCAACCCAAAGGATGATGAATAATGAAAACTTTCGGAAATATTTTGCTTCGCATCGTAGCTGTTTTTGCAGCTAGCGGTCTTGGCGTAATCGGTGCTGGCTCTATTGCTGGTATCTCAGTAATGAAAGCGGTAACGGTTGCTGGTCTTACAGCAGTTGCAGCCGTAGTAGAAAAACTTGCTCGTGGTTTTATGAATGACGGAAAATTATCACTAGATGAAATCAATTCAGCATTTGCTGCAGTTGACGTCAACTCTAAGACAGCCGCTGACCTACAGGTTGAAGCTAACCAATCAGGTACAGCAATTACAATTGCACCAACAGCAGTAGCGGTAGCAGCAACTGGAGAAGTTCCAGTTCCAGCAGGCGCTGAATCAGATCCAAACTACAACTAGGAGTTAAAATGGCAGCAGCAAAAGGCACAGCCGCTTTGATGGTTGAAATTGCAATCAAAGAGGTGGGCTACGTAGAAGGTCCAAAAGACAACGAAACTAAGTATGGCGCTTTTACAAAGGCTAACTTCTTGCCATGGTGCGGAAGTTTTATCATGTTTTGTGCAAACGAAGCGGGCGTTAAAATGCCTAATACGGTCTCCACAATGGCTGGTGCGGCTTCTTACAAGAAGATGGGCACTTGGACCGACGCTACTGAGGCTGATCCACAGCCAGGCGATATCGTTTACTTTGACTTCATGGCAGGCGGTGCTCCAATTGAGCATGTAGGCCTTGTAATCAAGAACAATGGTGATGGAACCGTCACTACCGTTGAAGGTAATACTGCTGGAGAAAAGAAAAAGTCAACTAGCGAACGTAACGGCGGAGAAGCTTGTAAAAAGATCCGTGCGTATAAGAAGAATGCTAAAGGCATTCCTGTATTCATCGAAGGCTTTGGTCGCCCTAATTACAAGGGTAACGAAGTTAACGCAGTAGTTGAGAAGCCAATTGTCCCAGCATTTCCAGGAACAGTTAAGCCCGGTGATAAAGGTGACGCAGTAATGGTAATCCAGCATGCGCTTACTCTTTTAGAGGATGGTGACTTTGGCCCAGCTACAAAGAAAGCGGTTGTTGCGTTTCAAGATAACCATGCAAATCTAGACTCCAATGGAATAGTTGGCCCTAAGACTTGGGCCGCTCTAATGGGGCTTATGTAATGTACTTTCTGACCCACGTGACTTTCCAGGGAATATTCCTTTCTTCTTTGGTCGCGTTAACCATCTTCGGATGTTGGTGGTCAGAGCGCTAAAAACGCGGGAGATATAGCCCATCAGCATTTTTGCTGGTGGGCTATACTTTTATCAGGTCGCCAACCGGGACCTATTAACTTATATCGTCTAAGGAGATATAACTATGGCATCAGGCTATACACACACTCAGTGGCCCAACGAAAAATACCCTAAGGGCCTTCCAGAACCTCTCAAGTTACCAAGTCTTCATCAAGTTCTAAGCGATCAATTCTTTTTAGGATTCCAAGATCAAATTTCTCGCTGGAACGGTTTAACCAACATGAAGGTGGCAACATTTCCTCCGTATAACTTAACTAAGGTTGATGATGATCACTATGTGATTGAAGTCGCTTTGGCTGGCTACACTAAGGAAGACATCGAGGTTACTGTAGAAAAAGATGTTCTTACCGTTAAGAGCATTGAAAAAGACACCAAGACGGACTCTGAAGTACTACATCAGGGAATTGCCAAGCGCCTATGGACTCAACAGTTTGTGTTGGGCGAGTGGATGTTGGTAAAGGACGCTACCCTAAAAGATGGGCTTTTGACCATTAAGGTTGAGCGCGAGATCCCTGAAGAACTCAAAGCAAAAACCATCAAAATCAAGTAATATATAACTGACAGCGTTTCGCTACCTGTCAAAGGGACCTGAGCATTGTCCATGTAAACGGCTCACTTTTACTAAGTTTATTTGCCTTCTCTGACGGATAATTGCAGTATGGCATTTGCGATGAACGAAGAAGCAAAAGATTACGCTACGTGGAAAAACGAACGTAAATCTAAAGGCTCATTTGGAATTAATGTATCCACTGGTGATGCCGTGGGATTTTCTGGTATTCCGGGAAAAGCAACCTACACATTTAATTTTGGTAAAAAAACTAAAGGTCAACAGTTTAAAAAAACAAAAGGTAATTCTGAGGAAACACCCGCTGCTGTACAAGATGGTCCAAAACCTAAACCGGTTACAGGAAAACAAGCAACTACTTCGGATGTAGAAAAAGCCGTTTCTGCTGGTTACATTACTCCAGAAGAAGCTACTGGTGGCGAGTGGGGCAAGAGTGCTGCTCTAAGCACAACTTACAGCAAAAAATCAGCGGCTAATGCTGCGGCAAATGGTGGAACAAACGTAGGTAAACAGTTCACTAGTGTTCGAGCTGGTCAACCAATTCCAAATCAGTCCAATGGGGCAATTAACTACGATAAAGCGCCAGATAACCGACCAAGCAACGGTGCGGTAAACTTGGACAATATTAAGTGAGAGATAAAGAATTTAGAGATGAACTAACAAGGGCGAAAGGAGCCGTTGAAGGTGAACAAACCAACGCTATTCAGTGGGATCGCTGGACGCCATGAGGAAGAAAGAATTTCGCCTAAAGGATGCAAAAACCCCACCGGCAAAAAACGACTCTCGTTTTGGTTTAAGAAAATGGGCATCAAAAGAGTCTCCTAGTATTTTTACATATGCAAACCCAGGTAGAGGTGTTCAAGGAGAGCACCAAAACTAATTAAAGGATAGACTAGTAGTTCTCGAAAGGACACCCGTGGCAAATTACAACTTAAAGCGTTTTACTGATCCAACAACCCTTGGAACATCCGCAACCGCTCTTTACACAGTTACAGCGCCAGCCAGCTCTGGAATTACTAAACAAATCCTTGTTTCAAATTACAGCGCAGGTAGCGCTAGCATTACTCTTTACCTAGTTCCTTCTGGGGGAACTGCGGGAAATTCAAACGTTATTGTTCCAGCGGTTGTTATTTCCGCAAACTCAACTATTACTTTAGATCTAACACAGGTACTTAATTTAGGAGATTCTTTGTGGGCATTAGCCTCTGCAGGAACCGCAATTAACGTAGTAGTTAGTGGATACGAGGTCCAGTAATGGGAAGAGAATCGTTTCGCGTATACGGATCAACTATTCTTGTTGATAACACCTCGGGTCAGCGCAACATTATAACTTCAACAGCGGCCCCCCTAATCACTCAAGGCCGTGACGGGGACGTCTGGCTTCAATATACAGCGTAGTCGGAGACCTTAAATGGCTGGTAGCGTTAAGGTTAATGGTGTATGGAAAACTACATCTAACTATTACACAAAAGTTAATGGCGTTTGGAAAAACGTAACTAACGGTTATGTAAAAGTTAATGGTGTGTGGAAACAATTCCTTACTCCATCCGCGCCCTCTTATTACGCTGCTCCCGCCTACTACACACCACCGCAATATTATGGTGGCGGAGGCGGAATTAGTTATTACACAGTGCCAAATGTTGTTGGGCTAACTGTTTCCCAAGCAACAAACTCAATTACAGGTAGTGGCAATTTAATAGGTGGGACTAGCGGTACCTCTACTACTAACGCTGCTTTAGACGGTACGGTTGCATCACAAAGTCCGAGTTCTGGACTTTACGTAGGTCAACAAAGCGTGTCCTTTACTTACTACGCATATGCGGGTGGAGGAACACCTGTATGCGGTAGCGGTGGAAGCAACACAACTACAGAGTTATATTGTCAAGGAGGTCAGCTGTGGTCTAGACCCGTTACCGTTTACTATGATTCAGATGGAAGCGTGTGTTCTACTTCTTATGGTACTGGTACTCAAGAAGTTTCTTGCGCATCATCTTGCGGTTGTGCCCAAGCACTTACTTACTGTCCATCATTAGGCTATAGCGTTCCTGCGTCTGGGTTTCCGGGCAATTGTCCGGGCGCTACAATTTCTTATTACGCTGCACCTACTCCTACTTATTATTCTCCAAACACTTCAGTAACTTATTACGCTGCTCCTACTTACTATGCTGCTCCAGTTTATTATAGTTATATTCCTACTTACTATGCTGCTCCAGTTTATTATGCACCAAATACATCTGTAACTTATTACGCTGCTCCTACTTACTATGCTGCTCCAGTTTATTATAGTTATATTCCTACTTACTATGCTGCTCCTGTTTATTACTCCCCTAACACCTCTGTTACTTACTACGCAGCACCTGCTTATTACAGAGCTCCTACTTACTACGCTGCTCCTATTTATTACAGCCCTAGTACTTCTGTTACTTACTATGGTGGCGGTGGTGGTTGTTGGGTATACGGAACTAGGGTTACTCTTTCAAATGGTTTAACAAAACCTATTGAAAATGTTGTAGTCGGAGACGTACTTAAAGCTCCAATTATTCCTACATATCCTAACGGCGAAGATATTTCTCAATGGTACCCAGCGTCAAAGTGGTCTATAGAAAATATTCAAAACCTTGAGTATGAAGACACCATTGTCACTAAGGTTCGTCACACTATTGAAAGCGCTTTCTACCACATAAATGAACAGTTTAAGGTAACTGGAGATCACTACGTATTTGTTAAAAAGGGTCTTACTTGGCAGTTTGCTCAGGTAGACGAACTTGAGGTTGGTGATTACTTTAAGAATGGATCAGACGAAGAAATCCTTATTACTAAAAAAGTAAAAGTTAACGATGCAACCATGGTTGTAGACATTGACGTTGAGGATAACGACTTATTCCTAGCAGATGGTATTATTACCCACAACTTCAAGATGTAATTATGGGAGCACTGCGTGGAAACTATTTTTATCGGTATACCGGCTTTTAATGAAGAAGATATCCACGAAACAATAAGAACGGCTCTTGGTAAAGCAAAACAACCTCAAAATGTTCATATAGGACTTGTTTTACATTACCCAAAAAGTAATTTTCCAGATGTAAAAATGTACCCAAATGTTAAGGTAATTGCTATATCAGAAACCATTGGTTTAGGAACAAGCGTTACTAGGGATCTAGCGTGTTCTTTGTATGAAGGTGAAACTTACTATTTGCAAATTGATGCCCACACTATGTTTAAACAAAATTGGGATGAAATATTAAAATCAAACTATAAAGAGCTACAAAAAATAACAGAAAAACCAATTATCTCAACTTATGTTCCCTATTGGTTTAGAGACAGAAAAACTGGTCAGGCACTGACAATGTTTGGTACCGACGATTTTAATTATTCTTGCGATCACATATGGTCATTGGTAACTAAAGGAAACTTACGGGCTTTAAATATGGATGAAGAAAACTATAAAAATTTAGTTTATGGGGTAGAGGCTGTTGAAAGTCCCGCTGCAGCAGTAGCAAATTTTGAAAACTCAAACTACGAAGAACAGTATGTTTTTGCTGGTCACTTTATGTTTACAACCGCTAAGTACTTAGAAGAAATTCCCTTTGATCCCCTAGTCACTTACCACGAAGAAAATACCGCACCTTTGCGTGCTTGGACTCGAGGGTATAGGATATTTAACATGCGAGACCACGTTCTTTGGACTCGAGAGATGTATACGCAAGGGAGAGATGTCCCCAACTCTTGGAAAAGCACATACGAAGTAAAAGATGAAAATGGGGTATCTTTTAGAGATAAGGTTATTCAAGGCACTTTACGCAATAAAGATATTTTGACAGGAAAAGTTCTAGGTATTTGGGGAGCGCCAAACCAAGAACTACTAGATGAGTACGAAAAAGCATCTGGTATTAATTACAAAGAAATTTATAGAAAAATGTACGAGACGGTGGAAGAGGTGGGCGACAAGTACTTTGCTGCCCATCAACTATACGAATTGGAGAAAAAACGTGGACAGCAAACAACTTCTTGAGTTTTACCCTTGGGGCGAAGGCGCAGCACAAGGGGCTATTGGCCCGCTACCAGCTAAAAAAAATATTGCCCCTTACTGGAAAGACTTACCCCTTTATCACGGTGAGGGCGACGAAGAACGCGTAAAAAACGGAACCTCTGACAGAAGTAACATCTACTTAGGATTAAAACATTGCATGCCTTATTTTGATGCAATGGCTACCGGCTATCACTACCTACTTCACACCGATATCACGGTCATCAGAAAAGACGATGGATCAGCGGATATTAAATGGGATTCACCCATGCACCCAGTGGCTCCTAGAGGTTTATTTGAAATGCCCGTTCCCCACGGTCACTATCAATCTCACTGGTCTTGGCAGATGTACTGGGGTATTCAACCGCCAGAAGGTTACGGAGTTCTTCTAACTCACCCGATTAATCGATACGATCTTCCGTTTTCTACAGTTTCTGGGTATGTTGATTACGATCTTTACCCGCTACCGGGAAATGTAAGTTTTCATATTAAAGATAATTTTGAAGGAGTAATCCATGCAGGTACTCCGTTAATGTCTATAATTCCAATCAAAAGAGAATCTTGGGTTGGAATAGAAAACCGGACACCAGAGTTCTTTAAGTCTAAAATAGACTTGGCTGCAGAAAAAGAAACCGTAAATATTGCCCATTATAAAAAGGGCTACAGGATTGGGCCAGATTACAACTAATGAATAGCGAATCAAACCTATCTCTTTGGCAAAAGTATAAACAAAATCTAGGGGACGTTCGTCCTTGGGATTTGTTTAAGACCGATCAACAAAGGGTTTCTGATGAGGTTGCCACTGCCCGTTTAACCATGTGTAATGACTGCCCTTTCCTGACCAAGTACACGCAGCAATGTAAGAAGTGCGGCTGCTTGATGCACCTTAAGGTTAAGTTGGCTGAGGCTGAATGCCCAATTGGTAACTGGGGCAAGGATAAAGCCGAAGCATAAACGCTGACATTATTGGCTTCCTCTTGGATACTAGAGACACCTAGTACGAGAGGGCAGCGATGTCATACGATAGAGAACAATGGGAAGAGAAGTCCTTCCAAGTAATTACTGAAATTGACGGAAGCGTACGCTCTGGATACTTCCCTACTGGTGAAGGCCTTGTTGATGGAAACGTCGCAATTGATTACGTTTTTGGCAATATGCCACTTCAACCAAATGAAGACCGGTCAAGCTACCATAAGTTAAGCGCTGGTGATAGCCACGCAATTGCTCTTACTGAGTGGAACGCATACCCAACTACAGATGCTGATCCTGTTACTAACATTCTTATTAATGATGGCCGCACCCTTGACGATGGGGAATCTTTTTACTGGCCTGCTGTTGGTCTTTGCAACACTTGGGGCCTTGGCGAAAACCAGTTAGAGACAGTTAAGAAAGAACTTATTGCTTGCGGTGTTCCAGCATCATGGCTAACTGATGCACAGTGGACTGGCGGAGCAAACTCATACGATGATGAAACAGGAACTTACGATACTAACAGCGGTCGAATTTTCTACTACTACATTGATCCAAGCAGCGATATGGGATACGACGCAAATAACGTTAAGTATTACGGAGCAGATTTTGATGGCACCATAATGTATGGTTCTGAAAGCCCTAATTATAAGAGTGGTAATCAAAGTGCGGATAAGAACGACTTCTACCTTGTAGTTTTCCAGTCACACACCTTAGGCTTTGAAACAGCAGATTGGTTGTAATTATGAAAGCATATAACGAACACCCAGGAATAAAAATCTCATGCGCTTGTAGCGATGACATCAAGACCGTATCCCCAGTTGACGCTGTTAAAGCGGCCTTCAACGGTTGCAAAGAGTGCGGCAAAGATTATGTAATTTCAGTTAACTTTCAAAAAGGCGGCAAATAATGACCTATCCAGTAGATGACTTAGGGAACCCACGTGTAGATTTTGTATGGGGCAACATGGCTATGCAGCCTGATGACCAACGTGATGTTATTACATCTGGCTCAGAACTTTTATACCCCGCTAACGGCGAAGGTAACTTTGGTTGGGATGCAACGTTCATTTACCCAAGCGAAGGTCTTTACTCAGCAGTTGAACAACGCCTTTCAGTAGGAGATCAAAGCATTAATAAGAACTGGGACGATGTAAGTTATCGCACAGTTTCAGTTCCAGCAGACAACCACAGCACAGCATTGACTGGATACCAGAACTACCCAGCATACGAGCCTAACTACGCTGGTGATGGGGATACTGGTATTGAAACTTTTGCAATAATGCCAAATATTGTAGGTCTTACAACTACGGCAGCAAACGCCATTCTTAGCCCATTAGGGTTTTTAAATACCGTATCAGTAGTAAACACCACTAGAGCTGGTGCAACTACTGTAAATGATGGAACAATTCAAGCCCAAAACAATACTGCGGGTGCAAAAGTTTCAGTTGAAGTTAATATTCAAGTTCAAACTTATAACGCTCCAGAAGTACCTAACGTAGTAGGCCTAACAGAAGCAGCGGCTACATACGATCTTAATAACGCAGGTCTTCTTCTGGGTGTAGTAACCACAGCAGGTAACGCTGCTGGCGCAACAGCCATTAACGATGGCAAGATTAAGACTCAATCAATTGCAGCAGGAACAACTGTTAACACAGGTTCTTCTGTAAACCTTGTTAAGTACGCTTATGTTGGGGTTTGTACAACAGGTCCTATTTCTGGGTTTAACCGTACAGCTACATTACCTGGGTGGTCATTAAATGGCGACCAATCAATTATGTATATAGTTGGTCGAACATTTATACCTACCGTTGGAGACACAATTAGCGTAACAGGTTCAGATAACGCTTCACACAACGTCTCTTGGACCGTAGAACTTGTAGAGAACGAAAACGCTTACAACACTGGCGGAACAGCCGTAAAGGTTACTCTTGTAGATGGCTTTATTGATTCAAACA